ATGCCGACACTCGCGTCTTCTAAACCATGCATGCATCAAGAAAATAACTCTATGTCTCCGGAAGAGATTTCCTTTGGGGAATCTCTTCTGATGGATTCAGGCGCTTTAAACTTTGCTACTTTGCAAAAATTCGCAAGTCAAAGGCAACAAAAAGAAAATCAAAAGTACACTCAGGACAAAGAAATTGAACGCATTTTCGATGAAGAACTTAAGCGTTATCGAGTCATTTCTTTCGACATCTTTGATACGTTGCTGATGCGTACTGTTGATCATCCATCAAATGTGTTTTTTTTCCTGAAGGATGAGCCTGCTTTCCATAAACAAATTTTTTCTGCGCCATTATTTCACTTGCGCACCGAAGCCGAAAATTTAGCCAGGCAAGCACTTTTTAACACCACAGGCAGTGGCGAAGTCAATCTCTCTGAAATTTATGCCGTTTTTTGCAAACGGAACAATATTTCTTTGGGTTTGATTCCTCAGTTTGTAGCGGCAGAAGAAAATATTGAGCGCAAACTTTGTCAACCGAACCCGTTTTTTGTGGAACTTTATCAGCGTGCAATCGATGCAGGCAAATGCGTCGTAATCGCTTCAGACATGTATCTGCACAAATCTTTTCTGCTGCGTCTGCTTTCGGAAAAAGGTTTTCCTGTTACGGAGAAAAATCTTTTTGTTTCTTCTGATTTACGCGTCAGCAAGCAAAGCGGCGTTCTATTTAGCAAGATGCTGGATGCCCTTAAAGTTCGGCCAGAAGATGTTTTGCACCTAGGCGATCATCCTATTTCTGATTATGACAAGCCGAAGGAAATGGGAATCAACGTTTTGTTGCATATACACAAGGCCAGCTCAAACGTAGTAAATGGTTGCTGCTCTGAAGAATCCGCAACTGTCCAATCATATTTACGCGGAATGATTCGTGTAAAACGGCATGCAACATCATTGCACGAAGACTTTTGGACGTGGTTAGGCTATCGAGTTTTTGGCCCTTTAACCACGGGATTTTGCTGCTGGCTTAAAGAACGATTCCAAGAAGACGGCATTGAACAAGCATGGTTTCTTTTGCGCGATGGAGAGCTACCCTACCGCATTTGGAAGGAACTTTATCCCGACCATCCTTCAGTAAAGACAAGTTTGCTTCCTTCCTCGCGACGCGCTTTTGTGTTTCCGACACTTGAAATTGCGCCTGCATTTGCTCTGCCAAATTTTTTGTCTTGCATTAAGCCATTGCCAGTGCGCAAGTATCTTGAGCGGCTAAAGGTGTCTGCACAGGAGTTTGAACAGGAATTCTATGCAAACGGATTCCAGTCTTTGGATGAAATGGTGGACGGAAGGATTGATCATCAAAAGCTTTTAGGACTGTTACAAAGTCCACGAATTTTAAAGGCGCTTTTAGCGAGAAGCCGACAAGAGCGTCGTTTGCTTGAAGCCTTTTTTGAGCAGAAAGGTTTATTTAAGCAAAAATCTCAGGCAATCGTTGATCTTGGCTGGAATGGAACGATTCAGAAGGCGATACATTTAATTTTGGCGCAGCGAGGGCAGCCGTTGCGTTTTAAAGGCTACTACTTTGCAACACAGGCGTCTTTTGTGCACAACGAATTTCCAGGCATTCAACATGCAGCATATCTGGCACAAAAAGGCCAGCCAATGCAAATCGACCAACTGGTTCGAAGCTGCTATGTGCTGCTGGAGTCCGTCTATAGCAGCCTGACGGGAAGTCTTGTTTGCTTCAAACAAGGTAACAAGCACATTAAAGAAGATTTTCAGGCACCAGACAAAACCGATGAACAAGCAGCGATGCTAACAAAAATTCACGAAGGCGCATTATGTTTTGCGCGCGAGTTCAAGCGTGCCAGTGCACATCACAATTTTTCTTCAATTCCTTCGCTTGTTGCTGCTGAAGAATTCTTTCGCCTTTTTATTCGTCCCACGGCCCAAGAGGCCGAAAAAATTGGTGGTATCGCACACTGTGAAAACTACGGCATGGATAGTTTTCGGTATGTGGCGAAGTTTACCTCCGGTTCAAATCCACAAGAAATTTTGGAGGACTTTGATATGGCCTATTGGAAAGCAGGCCTACTTAATCAGAACAACGCAAAGGCTATGGCCTTGCGCAGTCTGTTGTGGATGATGGATGCTGGAAGAACCGAGCAATAAGCGTTAAAAACGAGAAAAGACATATGAATGCTTCAGAGAAAAATGAAAAAATCAACGTTACCAATTGCCACCAGATTTTGGTTGTCAAGATGGACAATATTGGCGATTTTGTGCTGGCAACGCCATTTTTACGCGGCTTAAGAGCGTGTGCAAAAAACGCTTTTATTGATTTGGTGGTATCGCCAGGATCTTATGGATTGGCTAAGCTTTGTCCGTATGTGGATGCGGTGGCACATGCGCAATTGCATCTGAAAGACAACCGCGTTGATCGTATTGACATTGCCACTAATTCACAGTCTTCCAATGCGCTTATGCAACGCTATAACGAAAAAAAATACGACTTAGCGCTTGTACCACGCTGGGATTGGGATTATAGCGGCGCGGCATTTGTTGCAAAAAATAGTGGGGCTTCTTCTATTGTTGGTTTTTCTGTCCCTGCTTTATATGCACATATCCCAGATTACAGCAAACTCTACACTCATGTGATTCGGCGTCCTTTTGCTGCCCACGATATAGAGCACAATGATGCGTTGCTGCAATATATTGGGGGAATTTCCGATACTAACGCAGTCGATGTGTGGGTGGAAGAATCTGATCAGCAATTCGCGGAAAAAGCGCTGTTGGCGCTGCGCCTTGATCGGCAGAAACCTATTATTTGCGTGTGCCCTGGAGCCTCCGGTTTTAACCGCTTGCTTCCTGCCAACAAACTGGCCAGCATTCTTTGCAGAGTAAAGCAAATCATTCCTAACGTCCAATTTATTGTTTTGGGCGGTCCTCGAGAAAAAGACATTGGAGAAAAGCTTTCCGCATCCATTGATAATTGCCGAAATTTTTGCGGAGCTACATCAATTACACAAGTTGCCGCGCTGCTATCCTTATCCACTATGGCGGTTTCAATGGATTCTGGACCTGCGCATATTGCAGCCGGGGTCGATGTACCCGTTGTTGTTTTTTCTCCACACCCAAAGGATGGAGACCCGATCGATAATCATTCCCCTATTCGTTTTCATCCTTGGGGAAAAGCCGATGCCATTGTTTTGCAACCAGAGCACGCAGTCTGGCCATGCAAAAATCGTTGTCGTGGCGTCGAAGCCAATTGTATTATCGCCATTCTAGACGAAGATGCCGTGCAAGCAATTGTTAGAATTTTGCAGAATGCTGTCCACAATCAGCATTTGTCTGATTCGCTGGCTATTACCTCATCAGATAAGTAATACAACGAACAAAGGAGAAAAACGTTATGCAGGAATGCAGCAAGGCTGTTTCGCGCAGGCTCTCAGACTCAAGATTTCTTCGGCGCTATTTTGTTGGAGTTGGGCTAGATATTGGAGCCGGAGATGATTGCTTGTCGCAATATACGGAGATGTTTCCTCTCGTCTCTCGGGTGTTTGGATGGGATAAACAAGACGGTGACGCACAATTTTTGGAGAAAGTTTCAGATGAGTCTTTTGACTTTACGCATGCCTCGCATTGTCTTGAACATATGAATAATCCAGAAGTGGCTTTGCAGAATTGGATTCGTGTGACTAAACATGGAGGCCATATTGTCTGCATGGTTCCAGACGAAGATCTTTATGAACAAAAGGTTTTTCCTTCGCGCTGGAATTTAGAACACCAATGGACATTTACGATGACAAAAGCAAAAAGCTGGAGCGAACGTTCTATTTCGCTGCTTTCATTTTTGTCCAAATTTAATGAAACAGTGCGCGTAATAAAAGTTGAAATGCTAGATTCAACTTATTTTTATACTCATCACAATGAAGATCAAACGCTTAATCCTATAACGGAATCAGCAATTGAATTTGTACTACTAAAACTCTAGGTACTACATTCTTAAAATTTTATCATCGAAATATATCTGGGCGTAGAAGATTAAATTCAATCATTTGTTCCAAAAGCAAACGTTTGATTCTAATAATACTGCGCCCAGATAGACATTTTGAATAGAGTTTTCAGGTAAATATAAATCATGTATACTGTAAACAGTTTTAGCGCATCGCATAGATGCAACATGAAGATTCCCAGTTGTTAACAGTCGGTATTTGTTAAAGGAAGTTTAAGTGCATCGCGCAGATGCAACTCTGGCACATCATGAACGTTTGTTTGTAATAAAGCGCATTGTATAGACGCAACACCAAGTTCTTACAAATTTTTGCATAGGCGCATTGAACCCGCAGTGCAAATGCGCCTATGCATCAAGTAAACAGTATTTCCTGTTTTTTACAGGACTTATACCCCAACAATACGAGCAACGACCTTGTCTCCGTTCACAATGCCAAGAGAATTGCCCTTGTTCTTTTCTTCCTGCGCCAGCTTCAGCACAGTGAACATGCGTCGGATGACTTCTGTCTTTGGAACTGATTCCTTTTCGGCTGTATCGTTAACAATCTTAACGATTTCGGCAGGAAGCGCAATTGTCATGCGTGCCATAAATACCCCCAGCCTGCATAGTATCACGAAATACGCACCAAAATCGCACTACAGGAGAATAAAGAGTTTTAGCCCTTGCATTGATCAAACGACGTGCTGCGCAATTTATCTTTATCCAATAATTTCTGTATAAATCCACCCTTCAAAGCGTAATCCTTGCGCAATGAAAAATCACAGTAGACAGAAAACCAGGACTGGCGTAGGTTATGCGCAAAGTCATTGGTGGGTGCGCTGTGGAATTGACTGTGGAAATGAAAGTGGTGCGGTGCTAGAGGGAGTTAACCAATGTCAAGATCAAAGCCAACCGAAGAAGATTTGAAGGATCGAGACAGCCGTCGAGAAGAATGGCGCAAGTTTCGCAAGGATCATCTGTTCACACAGGTCAAGCTCGCTGAAGTGCTGGGCTTGAGTCGGCGCACGGTGCAGTTGATCGAGGCAGGGAAGGTTTGCCCGTTCCCGGATACGCTGAGAAAGTTTTTGGCGTTGAAGGCGAAGTACAGCAATGAAGAGGCTGCTTGAGGTGGGAGAAATGCCTACAGGTCCGACTAGCCCGAGCCAGGTGCTGATTGATTGTCTGGAAGACTTCAACCAGGATGAACCAACTGAAATCGTGGTGATCTACAAGACACAAAAAGGCGACTTGGTGTTTGCTTCCAACCACCTTCAAAATTCCAATCTTGTTGGATTGCTGGAAATGGCAAAGTTTTGGTTCTTCTTGGAGTGCAAGACAAAAACAAAGGAATAAATCAGGAGAGGTGCTTTGTGGAAGACGATTACGTTGAGGGTTTGACGGGAGAAGAAATTATCAACGACTTGCTTGATCAGGTCGCTGAGAAACTGCGCGGTGATTGCAACCTGCGCGAGATGGATGCCTACACAGGTGGATACGACGGCACGGTCAAGATCCATCTGAAGTTGCACGGGCTCGATACGGCAGAAATCAAGACGGAGATTCCTGTCAGCGCACCAGCGACCGAAGACTTTCCTGTGGACGGAGAATCTCCGGTCATTGACACCGAAATTGATACTGAAGTTGAAATCCCTCTTGAACCGCGGCTCAACCTGGTGCGCGAGCGCAGCGGACAGGACGTGCCTACTCTTGGCAAGGATGAAGAGGGGGCCGTTGTTGTGAAGAAGCGTCATTACGCTAAAAAGCAGAAGTAAGGAGAAGATCATGAAACGTTGGTTGGCGGTTTTCGTGCTGGCATTGACGCCGGCATTTGCACAATCGGTACAAAGATCAAATCCCGCACCGCAGTTGAGCACTGCTGATCGTATCGCGCTTCAGAGCTGCGAAAAGATCAAGCAGGATGCGCAAAAGCAGTGGCAGGATGCGCTGCAGCAAGAGCAGGCAATCCTGACAGAGTTCAACACAAGCCATCCTGGCTATCGCGTAAATCCACAGAATTTTGTTGTGGAGCCGGAACAAACGAAGCCGGAGCAGCCCAAGCCTGCATTGTCGGAAAAAAAGTAAAGGCGCACGATGAAAGAGAAAAAGCAGACGTGGTTTGAACGGTTGACCGGGCTCTTTGATCTGGAGACTGTGCATCATCGGACTTGCCGACTGTGTCACAAGCGCATTTTAAAAGGGCACAAGTATCACCACGTCAAGGTAGGGCCGTTTTGGGTAGACAAGGTTGAGCACAGAAATTGCACCAACCCAACACTTGAAACGCCCTACCAACTTTCGCAACGCTTTATGCCTGAATTGCCATTTGATGCACCAGGGCTGGAAGGCAAGCCAATCAACAAGACTCCCTTTATCCCTCCAGTTCATGAACGGGCTCCATGGCACATTCCAAGCCCTATCGAAGAACTATCTACTCCAATTTGGTGGGACAATAATGAACATCGGGAGAAGAATGAATGAGCGAATTTTATTGGCTACGCACAGAGTGGATGAAGCCAGTTCCGCGTTGGGATCAAGAAGATTCTGGCCATTGGAAGAAAGGCTCGGTACAGTTTCTTCGTGCCGTTCGAAGCGATGGGCAGATGTTTGTAGTGTGGGGGGATACTGCTGATCCGGAAACGACTCCAGAGATTCTGCGCCAACGGCTCAATACGATGCTAGACACTCCTGCGTTAGATCCCAGCTACGACGAAGAAACCGAGACGTGGAACACTCCACTGGTAAATGTGGATTTTGGCAAGGGACGTAATGGCTGGGTGGAGGAGCCAGAACCATGACAGAAGATCAGGAAGAACGGCTTGTATATGCCTTTGAAAAGATCGCGACAGCGTTGGTAGGCATCCATGACACAAAAGAAAAACAATTCGTCAAGCAATGGCCAGAACGAAAAGAAGCCAGAGAAGCTGTTTACTCTCGGGTTCCGAATGAAGAAGACCTCATCCGAGAACAACAGGGAGCCAGCAACGAATCTCTCGACGATTGGCTTACAGTCCCAGAAGAAGAACAATACATTGGCGAGCGCGAAAAAGAATTCCTTGCAAGACACACAGCAGCCACTGCCGGTGCCGAAGAAGCCTCGAGCAAAGATAAACAGGGAAGAGGAAGCACTGAAGCGCCTGAAGATCAAGCCGACGATGATGGAATCTCTGCCGGCGATCACCCCGCTGTTTAAAAATGCTGAAGGTGGCCTGAAGTCTGTCTTAAACGCTATGCGCTTTTGTGCGCAAGATGAAGTTATTGCGGAATTTTTGAAAAAGTACGATTCTATTCCTTCTGGTGATCGTGAAGTGCTGCCGTGGGAAGCCGTTGCCTTTTCAGCCAAAATTGATCTGCAACGGCTGACAGGCGCAATCTTGTTTGCATTGCAGGCTGCTTCAGTAAACACCGTGAAGGTGCTTGCTCTCAGTTCTCACCCTACAATCATGAAAAGAACGATCGAGTATGCGCAGATGCCGGGCGGCGTAAAGGATCGCACGATGATGCACCAGGCGTTGGGGTTCCTTCCTACGCCCAAAGGCCCGACGTTTATTGGTAAAGCTGTATTTGGTTCTTCTGGCAATGCGGACAAAGAAGAAGTAAACGAAAAAACTGTTTTTGACGGTGAAGATGACATTGACGATCTTTTCCCGTCTCCAAGTGAAACGTTGCAAAAGCTTGTGCCAATCCGCCAGTTACGCTCAGAGAATTAAAAGTTACGCTTGACGCAAAAAGTAATTCGGTATAAATGTAAAGCAATCACCGAGACACATGCCCCTCGCTTTGCGGGAACAAGCAATGGCTCAGGACCAGAAATGGCTCCTGGGCCATTTCTGTTTTCCAGGCCGCTGCATACCCCCAAGGAGGAACGTCATGGCAAAATTCAAGGCTGTTTCCAATACCAAACTGGAACACCTGAGAAAGAACACAAAGCATGTGAAAAAGCTCGGTAAGAGAGCCAGCAAAACGATTGCCGTTAAGGGCTAGCTCATGAGGGCTGATGTATTCCGAAAAGATTATCATTCAGAACCTGGACAAGTTTGCCGCGCGTGAGGGGTGGATGCCTACCCCTCATACGTTTGCTCAGGTAGAAGAATTCAAGCACTACATCGACTCTATTGTAAAAATCGAATCAAACTCACGCTCTTCCTACATTTCTCTCGTCCGTACGATTACAGAAAAACGTCGCAAAGAAATCTGGCGGTGGATCGAGAACGAGCAAGTCATGTGCGGCCTCGACAGCAACTACTTTGACGAGTGCTACGCCTACGTCTGCAACGAAGGCGGAGAAATTTTTAAATTTAAAAATCGAAAATCGCAGGAAGTTTTTGACTCTGTAATTGCCGACTTTGACGAGCAGCAGGTTGCTATCCGTTTGCTGATCTTGAAAGCGCGACAGGTAGGCATCACCACAAAAACCGCCCTGAAGTTTCTTCAGCGCATGCTGTTCATTCCGCACACGCAGGCCGTGATGGCGTCTGTGCAGTCGGACAAATCCGAGCTGATCGGACGCATCTTGGATATTGCCTACAATCAATGCCCATGGTGGCTGGTGCCACGGCGCTTACCGAAGGGCGCTTTTGATAACGGATCGGTTCTCTCGATTCAATCTGGCATGCAGGCAACCGGCATTGCACAAGGATGGACGCCGACGTGTCTTGTGCAAGGTTCGCTGATCCGTGTTGCTAACGGCGGAATGAAGGCGATTGAAGATCTTCTTCCCAACGATCAAGTCTTGACGATTAATGGCCAACTTGCTGCTGTAAAGTGCTCTTTCCAGACAACGCGGAAAGGCGAACCAACACGCATCATCAAGTCGTGGGGATGCTACGAGTCGCTAGAAACAACGCTCGATCACCGCATTTGGACACCGGACGGATGGCGCGAAGCCGCTGACTTGACTGCGGGGGATTTTGTTCGCTATCCAGTACGCGAAATCCGCGCAGAAAACAGCGGAGAGCCGTTGCGGAAGATGCTGCGCGGAAAAATTGATGATGCGCATGCGATTGAATTTGAGCTGGCGTATTCACCGGCTGTTGCCTACTTGGCCGGGCTTTATCTGGCGGAAGGATCATGTCATGAAAGTGGATTGGGGAAGCCCAACAAAAAACCATATCTGTCGGAAGTAATTTTTACAGTGCATCGTCGCGAAGCTGCACGTACGGAAGCAGCAATCAAAGCAGTTCTTGGCGAAGACCAGCACGTGCATGTCAAAGATCATGGAGAAAATGGCTCCCAGGTTTGCGTTTCTTGCGCTTGGCTTGCGCGTTGGTTAGCAGAGAACTTTGGTCGCAAGTACAAGAAGCATGTCCCTGATTGGATTTGGACTGCGGGTCGCGACTTTTGCCTTTTCCTTTTGAAGGGCTATCTCGATGGCGATGGTCACTGCGAAAAAAATTCAAATTTGGTCATTGCGCCTTGCGTCTGCGAGGCCGTTACTGTGCAACTGCGCGACTTGGTAGCTTCCCTTGGCTTTGGATGGGCTTCCATCTACCGCGAGCCTGCAAAACAATCACCATGGGGTGGAAAGAAGCACGAGACCTGGAAACTTGTGATGGTGGGATCATGCGGCTATCGCTACCGGATGGCATTCGGCCTTGTGCATGTTCCATCGAGTGAAAAAGCGCGTCACTGGCATTACAGCAAAGATGATTCAGCAATCGATATCAAAATTGAAAGCGTCAAAGACGGATTTAGTGAATCGTTCTATGACGTGGAAGTTATTGATTCAACACACTCTTTTGCAACAATGCAATGCGCTGTGCATAACTGCATTCACGTGTCAGAACTGGCCGATATTCCCAAACCCAAAAAGGTGATTGAAGAAGGTCTGTTACGCGCCACACATGCTACGCCCAACCTTTTCATGGTGTTTGAAGGCACTGGTGGCGGAAACACTGGGTGGTTGGCTGAAACCTGGCGCGCGGCAAAGGAAGACTTTCCCAAGGGGTTACATGATCTTTGCCCCGTGTTTATCCCATGGCCTATGGCGACGGATCTGTATCCAGAAGCGGCATGGATTCGCCAGTTCCCGGTTCCAGAAGGCTTTTACCAAAAGCGCATGGAGGCAACGCGCAAGCATGTGATCCGCGCGGAGTCCTACATCCGCAATACGCCGTTCTTGTCGCGGATTGCTGGGAAAGATTGGCGGATGCCGCTGGAGCAGCAGTGGTTTTGGGAGTTCAATTTTGCCAAATCCTGCAAGAACCACAGCCAAAAGATTTGGCTTGCGCAGATGCCAGCCGATGACTTTGAAGCATTGACAGGCGTACATGACAGTGTGTTTGACGTGGAAACGATTCAGGAGATCGAAGACCACATCTATGAGGTAAAAGGAAACGCCAAAGAAAGAAAAAATCCAGTACAAGCGTACGCCATTACTGGAGACTCCATCGACGATGGTTTTGAACCGCCAGAACCGCTGATCGATTACGACAAGGCACATATCCGCGTGAGCTGGAAATCGGATCGCGGCCAGCGCTATGACTGGGTTCTTGTTCCGCTTCTTCCTTTTGATGAAGATGTAGAGCAAGAGACTTTTGACAAGCTCTTGGTATATGAAGAGCCCAAGCGTGGGTACACCTACAGCTGCGGAATCGATACGGCTGATGGACTTGGCAAAGAGGATGAAGACAGAACCTGCGTATCGGTGACACGCAATCGCTTTGGAGATGAATATGACTATCAGGTGGCAGAGCTGGTATCGAACCGCATCAACTCTGCGCAGGTTGTCGGATTTGCGGCTTGCATTGCTGCCTGGTATGGAGAAAATTCAAAAGATTCGCGCGGAGTAAAGTTTTGCGTAGAGCAGATTGGAAGACCTGGCGATACATGCCAGCACCAATTAAAGCTGATGGGCTTTCATTGGCATCATATTCCGCGACGCTACGACAGCAAAAAAATCAAAGATGATGCTGGCAAAAAGCAAGGTTGGTTTTCAAACGTGTGGAGCGTGCCAATCTTGATGACGCGCTTTACCGAAGCTGTAAATGGTGGCTGGTATCGCCCGGCATCGCGCTGGTTGATTGAAGAATTAAAAACGTTGGAACGGCATGCAGCGGCTGGCAGAATCTCCAAGATGGAGCATCGCAGCGGCCAGCATGATGATCGTGTGCGCGCTGCGGCGCAATCTTTCTTTACTGCGCATGACTTCGACATTCTTGCAGAAAGATCACAAAAACGCTACGCGTTGCCAACGGAGAAAGTGCCGCCGCTGAGTAAAGCCGTGTGCTCTACAAACATGATGTCTGTGGGAGGACTCGATTGAACGCACAATTAAGCAGAAAAATCGTTTTTTGGCTTGATACGCTTTCAGGCGAAATCAAGATGGGCTTACCTGAAGAATTTCCAGCTCCGTATTTGCACGAAAAAATTGTGTGCAATACCGCGCATGAGGCAGAGCAATGGTCACAAAAAATGCGGGGACAAGAAGCCATCCGAGAACAGATGAAGGACGATGAACGCGCAGAGATTGAAGATCGTTTGAGAGCAAACTTACGCCATCACATTCAGCATTTGATGGCAAATGCGCGAAATAACTTAAACCGCGAGTTCTTACGGCGGCACTTGGAAGCGTATGACAATCGGCCTGACAAAACAAGAATGCGCCGTGAAAGCTATCTTCATTCCGAAGCATACGAAAAGGGGCATTAGATTGCGCATAACTTACGCTGTGTGAAATTAGCGTAGACGTGTAAGTGAAATTTGCCTACTATGCGCAATAGCTCAATAACTCACCGAGCAGGGAAACGGTGATCTATGGAACTCGAAACTGTCGTTTGGCAATGCCCAGCTTTTGAATCCTCGCCAGAGTCACGTGCTGGATGGGTCGAGGAACAAATCGAAGAAGGTGAAGGGTTTCTTGAAGGGCAGACATGCTACAAGAACCTGGGCACGAACATGCGCATTTTCGATGCTATTTTTCGGGATAAGTCGCGGTCGACCCTGATTACCAATGAGCTGAAGTACGATATCCGAAAATTTTGCGAAACGCTTTCTGAAGTTCGTGAAATTGCCGGGTATGGATCGGACATTCCTGCATTCAAACAAATGGCAGAGATGCTGACCAAGGTATCAAAATGTGTCTACCTTGAATCAGACTTTCCTTTCCAGATTCTGAAAGTTTTGCAGTATGCCAGCGTTACCGGTATTGGTTATCTGTGGCCGAAGGTGCGTGCAGATGAATATGGCTACGGCGAACGCAAGATGGTTTTTGATGCCTTGGGACTGCTGGATGTAGTGCCAGTTCAGATTCCTCGAAGCAACGATGTTCAAGACGCCTATGCGGTCACGGTCTATGACTACATGCCGATTGCAGAGGCTCATGGACGTTTCCCGCTTTTCCAGGGGAAACTGCAAACTGTCGGGCCGCGCAGCTACAAGACTCAGGTTCAAGCGCGGAGAATGGATTACGCCGAACGCTTCCGCTACGGTGGCCCAAATCGGAGTTTTGGCAATCTCTATTGCGAAATCCGCTATACGTTCGTTCGTGACTTACGAATCAACAATACGGGTTATGAACTGCCAATGGGCGATGTTGGCACCAGTTGGTTCTACAAGGTCCCTTATGTCGGCCAGTTGATTTTTGGCGGCATGCGCAATGGCCAACCGTATATGCGCCCGGCAACAGTGGAAGACTGCCGCGTGTATCCAAACCTGCGACTCATTATCACTTCAACAGGGCTTGATCGCCCGATGTATGACGGGCCAAGTTTTGATTGGGATGGCAAGATTCCTGTGATTCAGTACACCGTGGACGATTGGGCGTGGGAGCCACTGGGACGCTCTTTGGTTGGCGATGTAGCTTCGATTGAAACGACGACGCGCAAGATTGAACGCAAAATCGATGACGTCATTACTATTACCTTGAATCCGCCGATTGGCTATGACCATACAGCTACAGGCGGCGCAAAGATTGAACACTTTGACATTTTTGAACAGGATGTCCGCTATGGCGTAGATGGAAAGCCGAAAGACATCCTTCAGTCGATTCTTCCTGATAGCGTGCGTGTTGATTCGACGCATTTTACGTTTTTGAAGTATTTGAAGGAAAGCAAACAGGCGCAATTAGGTTTGACTGATCTTGGCAATCTTCAAAACATGAAGATGAACATTGCCAACGATACGGCCGACAAGATGTTGGAATCTATTGGTCCGATCGCAAAGGGAATTGCCGCGCGTATTGAAAAAGGCAACAAGGCCGTGGGCTATCGCATGAAGTTTCTGATCATGCAATGGTTCAACGTCAAGCGAATCATGGAGTATGTAGGGCCGGACAGCATTGCGCGCGAGGTTTTTGATTTTAATCCCGATGATCTGGTTCCAAGCCATCTGCCGGATGAAATGATTCAAGGGAATTTTCCCGAAGATCCGTCGCATTATAACCAACTGACACGTGCGCGCTGGTTTGCGAAGCAGATTCGGCTGGTATCGGTGCCTAGCACGTTGTTGAAGGTAACCCAGATGCAACGGCAGTTGATGATGCTGCAACTGAAGCGCGGCGGTGCGCCGATCTCTTGGTCGACGGTGATGAAAAATCTCGATATTCCCAACTATGGCGAAGTCGCAGGAAATACCGAGCATGAGAAGTGGTTCAACGAAGAGCTGGAATCGCAGAAGTTGAAGATTCTTGCGGCGGCAGCAGCACAGCAATTCATGAAGCAACTTGGAATCCAGATGCCTGAAGAGGGCGGCGGTAAAGGTGGCGGTAAAGGTGGCGGTGGTGGCAAAGGCGGTGGTGGTGGTCGACCATCGAGCGGAGGAAAGGCACCAAAAATCAAGCAAAAGGGCGCGCAGGGTGGAGAACCGCGGACCGTGGTGACTGAAAGCTAAGGAGACGACATGGCAGTCCAAATCAAAGTTCAAAAAGACTACTACCAGACTGAAGTAAGCGTTGAATTACCTACTGACATTCAGCAGGTGAACGAGTTACTGCAGGCAACAAGAACAACTGGAAAAATGGTCGTCCAGTACAACCAAGGTTCCGTGCAAGGGGTCAACCTAGAGCAGCGCACTAAGATTTCTGATGCTCAAGCGGCAGAAATTCGCAAGATTCTGGATGTAGGCGAAACAGTTTTGTAAAAATAACACTTGACGTGAAAAAAAATTCGGCCTATAGCTCTATCAGAATCTTTTGAGCGGCATGCCCCCCCTCCTTGGGGAATCAGCAATGGCTCAAGACCAGAAATGGCCTTGGGCCATTTCTATTTTGCATCCAAGGAGGAACACCATGGCAAAGCGTCGCAAGGCAAGCGCAGTGAAGGTCAGCCACCTGAAAAAGGGTCGCAAGGGTCGTGGCCGCAAGGGTCGCGGCAAGCGGAGCGCCATCAAGGCGTAGTTACCTTTCCCCAACGGTAGCTATGCTGCCGTTGGGGATCTCAAATTAGGAGATTCAGTAATGGCTACAGCTTCTCAACCAATGCCGCAAGGTCAGGAACAAGGCGCACCGCCTCCCGATCAGGGAGCTGGTGCTCCGCCGCAGGGCGCTACTCCTCCTCCTGATCAAAATACTCCGCAGCAAGGCCCCCCTTCGCAAGCTCCTGCGAATCCAATGCAGATGTTGCTTGCGCGTTGGTATCAGACAGCTAAGCAAATGGCTGCTTCTGACCCTCGTCTTGCCTCGGGCGCTGAGAAGGTTTCTCAGGGAATTCAAGAAATGCAAACGGCTTTGGTAAGTCCGCCGCAGCCGACACCGATGGGCCAGCAACCGCAATACTAACGCTTCGGGAGAGAACAGAAAATGCCGACAGTAAATGAGATTTTAAAGCAATCCGGATTGACTGACGAGCAGATCGCAGCACTTGATGCGAAAGCGATCACTGCGTTTTCCGGAGTCTTGACTACCGCAGAACAGGAACGCAAGGCTGCGCAGGAATCCGCTGCCAAGGCTGAACAAGAGCGCGTGGCCGCACAGCAGTCCACTGAAAAGGCTGAGCAGGAACGGAAGGCTGCGGCAGAAGCAAAGGAAGCAGCCGAAATTGCTCAGCGTTCTAACGCGGAGTTCTACGACAAAGAGATTGCGCCGGCATTGAATAACTGGGGAACAGAGAAGGCAAACTTGGAAGCGCAGGCCGCTTTCTACCGTGCGCAGAATGAAGCCGCACGCGCTGCTGGATTTGTTCCGACTGAAGCCCCGAACTTTAAACCGCAGGAAGCAACTACCCAGCAGCGCGATGCACAGGGACGCTATGTGGCTGGTGCTCCCGGCAGCACGCCAGGCAGTCCGACGTTCACGATGGAAGCCATCGATCAGCGCCTGGGCAATGGCATCAGCAATATTGGCTGGGCAATGCAGGAATATCAGCGGCTGTCCGGTGGCCAGTTTCTTCCCGATTCCTTTGACAAGCTCTCAGAAGAAGCCAGCAATTCTCGGTTGCCGTTCCGCGATTACGTGTCGCGGAAGTATGACTTTGCTGGCAAGCAGGCCGATCTTCAGCGCAAGGCGCAAGAAGAGCATGACGCAAAGGTTCGGCAGGAAGCTTCGGCACCTTTTGAAGCAAAGCTGAAAGAAGCGGAGGAAGCACGGCAAAAGGCGATTGAAGAAACGGATCGCAAATGGGCCGAGAAGATTGGATCGAATCCCGACGTGCGGATCTCGCAGCCTTCTCGCTTTGCAGATGTTGCCCGCGCCGTGAAGGCCAATGAACGGCCCGATCCTTTGAACTTGAATGAGTCGCAGCGTCGGCAGGCAACATCGCAGGCGATTCGGCAGGAAATTACGGAAACAGCTACTGCCGCAGCGTAGTTTTTGCAGTTGTGTGTTGTGAAGATTAGTCGAGACGCATGCCCCCCGCAAGGGAACAAGCAATGGCTCAAGCCTAGCAATGGCTTGGGCCATTGCTATTTTCGGGAGAAGAAGGGAATTACATGATCGTTTGCAAAGACAAACCGGGGCTCGACGCCACAAAGACTCCAACAGCCTTGGATGTTGCTTGGGCTGCAGGAATTTATGAAGGCGAAGGAAGCTGCGTTGCTAGCGGGACGAAAGGAAAATCTTTCTCCGTCACAGTTACGCAAAAAGACCCTGAGTTGCTTTATCGGTTGCGAGACTTTTTCGGCGGTGGAATCAAGCTTTACAACGTCGGAGATCAACGCAGATTTCAGTGCTATTGCTGGGCAATTTGCGGTGACAGAGCAAGAGCTTTTCTTGGAACGATTTACCCATTTCTTACTGCGCGCCGTAAAGCGCAGATTGATTCAACCTCGGTAAGAACTTTTCTGGACTATGCAAGCGATTTGCTTGTGTTGAACAACGCAGATGGTCCATCCGACCGGTATCAGATTTTTTGCGCGACAGTACAACGCTTCACTGATGCACGCCGTAACAAGAGTGCTGCAAAACGTGCGAAGTACCGTGATGCCTATTACCAACAGAAATCTCAAGATCCGGCGTGGATGGAGAAACGTCGGATCGCAACCCAGCAGTGGAGAAAAACTCGAAAGGAGCAGCGCCAGGTACCGGCACAAAAGATCGTAGCCATTGCCTAAGCTGAAACCATCATGCCAACAGATCCCCTTTATAATGAGATAGATGCGAGTAATCTCGAAAGCGTCCGCAAGAATGTAGTTTTTAATAACCTCTTCGTGGACACTCCTTTCCAGGCGAAACTCCGCCGAGCCGGCGTGTGGGATGAATTCCTCGGCGGCGCTGGCATGATGGAAGGTATTCTCTACGGGCGCACGCAGGGCGCTGCTGTGAATCCCGGCCAGACCGTCACTGTGACTCGCCAGCAGATCAACACCGGCATCAAGTTCCTGCCGAAGGCGTATGCCACCTGGTATCCGCTGGATGACTGGGAGATGGATGACGGTTCCGGCACCGGTGGCGTGATTAACTCCGGTCCGTCGAAGATTGTCGACGAATACCAGCTCTACATGGAAGCCATGGTGATGACCATGAATACCATGCAGGAGATGGATTCGTTCCGTCACGGCCAAGCCTCTGCCACCACGATTTCTGATAACCGCATCAAGACCATCAACGGCCTTGATGAAGCGCTGAATAACGGTATTGATCCGTCCGTGTACGGCAACATTTACACGAACTACGGTGGTCAGGCGCGCAATGGAAATATCGGAACTGCGCTGAACTCGACGCCGCTTTATCTTGGCACGTCCGCTGGCGGCACAGGACAGATTGATTTTGCTGCTTTGATGCAGTTGTGGTCGCAGTGCAAGGTGACGGGCGGCAATCCGACGTTGGGCATTACCAACGTTTTTGGATTCCGAGCCATTGCTGTTGCTCTTGATGCGCAGCGTCGTGATATTTCAAACACACGGCACGATATTAAATGGGACGGCTTGAATTTCAACGGCGTGGATATTTACGCCGATCCGCTGGCCCCCTCTGCACAGGCTCAGAACTACATTGAGTTGGCTCCGGCCAATGGTGCGGCTGGCAATACGAACCTTGCTGATGGCGTTGGATCGAGCACGACAACCGTGGCGTTCACGACTCCGCAGTTTACCAAGAACGGCGCGAACGTTGCAGTTTCGCCGACTGGTTCTGGTTTGCCTTCAGTTACCACGATTCAGCCTTCGGAAGTGATTTACTTCCTCGAGCCGGAAAGCTTCAAGATTCGGCCGACCAACAAGAAGGGCTGGAACTTTGGTCTTCGTCGCGCTCCGATGCCGAACAACGTGAGTATCGACGCTCTGTTTATGCGGTTGGGCATCAATCTGTATAACGTGCAACCGCGTCATTCAAGCTACGCTTTTGGATTCTCGGCATAGGAGGATGGAATGCCTTTTCAGCCTATTGTACCTACGTGGTTAGCGTGGAATAACGGGAATTTCACCTCGCCGACTGCCTTAACAGACCTCCGTACCGGCCAGCCCTTTGCTGCCGGTGGCCTGAATCTTGGCGATTACTTCGACGCGACTAACGAAGAAGCAAAGCAGGGGTCGTACACAACCAATGGAACTTTATTTGCGGGACGTTACCGCTTTGTGCAGGTTGACTCAGGCGCGACTGCAGCCAACGTCAGAACCGGCACTGTCGGTTATTTGCGCGCTGGCACTTACATGCAGTCGGTGGTAATTCTCACTGTGGGCACTGGCCAGACGGCTGGAACTTATAACGTTGCAGCCAACGCTGGCAATGGTGGAACGGGTGCGTTGATTCAGGTTGTGGTTGGATCGGCCGGGACGGTGACTTCGGCGACAGTGTTGCAGGGCGGTTACGGTTACACGGCAGCTCCGACTTTCACACTCGTTACTGGTGGCACGCCCGGTACGGTGGTGGCTCAGTTGAACACTACACCGAATCTGGTGACAAGTGCAGACATTGCTCCAAACGCCGTGCGTCCAGTTGTGTTCCTCAACTCGATTACGCCTGGCAACTACGGCTTTGTTCAGGAGCTGGGGACGGCTACCGTTTTGACTACAGCCGCGCAGACACAGGCAGTTAACCAATTTGCCATTGTCAAAAGTTCTTCGGCTGATGGAACGATGACTGCTTCTAGCGCCACATTCAGTATTTATGCAATCGGCCAGGTCATTGATCCTTTGACCACGCCACTGGTAAATACGCCGTTCAAGATTCAACTCGGTTACGCAGCCGGGGTGGTTCAGGACTAATTGCGATTGGGAGCGGGCAGCGATGCTCGCTCCTGCACATTGCCATCAAGGAGTAACCATGATTCTCACAGCAATCGGAAAAGGCGCTAATGCTGGTGCGCTCTACCCTGAATTTGTTGGACGGCGTGCGCTCTTCGTTGGAAGTGGTACTGGACCTACGTCGTACAACTCTACCACTGGCGATGTCGTGACTTTGGCGGTACCGAACTACTACATCGACGCAATTCCGGGTGGTGTGCAAACAGTCAGCGGAACCTATTGGGTTCAACCGCGTCCGTCAGGAACTGGCGCTCGTCAAACGTGGGCACTCCATTGGTTTGTTACTTCTACTGGAGCAGAAGCAGGAGCCATCAATCTCTCGGCAGAATCGGTACAGCTCGGCGCATTCGTCGGACAGTTCTAACAGGGTCTTCTCCCGAAGACAAACCAAACGCCTCTTGCGGGGTCGACTCGCAGGGGGCGTTTTGGCAAGGAGTGAATACGATGAACAAGCAATGTGGAAAGTTAGCAGGAGAGGAAAGCGATCAACGTAGCGTCGGCAAGAAAAAGGGCAAGAAGAAAGGCGCAAGAAAACGTCGGCAATCGAAGTAAAGCAAGTAATAAGGAGCTGCGGCGATGTTCCAAAACATGATTCAAGAGTTGCTCGGGATTCCCGGTTGCAACCTCGGCTTGGTGAAAACCAAGATCAATGAATCATTGGCCGCAATTCAAAATGAAAACGTGTGGTCGTTTCAGTTGCAGACGGGTGGTTGGCTGACGCCATCACTGCTGGGATCGCCGACGACCACTTTTCTTAGCCCAGGGACAATCACGGTCACTCCCTTCACAAACACGATTACAGGCAATGCAACAGCTTCTGCCGCGTGGCTGGCAACGATTACCAATCCACCACTGATCACGCAGTATCAAATCCGTGTTCCTTACTACTCGCTCTATTCCATCATTGCGTTGAACGCAACGAATCCTTCTGCCGTTGTACTGACGATTGATCGTCCGTGGATGGAGCCTGCGCAGACCAATGGAACTTACATGGCCTATCAGGCCTACTATCCAGCTCCGGCCGGTTTCAAACGCTGGTACAACATTCGCGATACCACCAACAATAACCAACTGGACTGGTGGAGCAAGACGCAGATCGATTTGGCAAATGAAGACGCAGAACGAACAGATTTTGACGAACCTCTGTACGTTGTTCCTTATGCCCAAGACACTCGCACAGGTTCGGCAACATTGGGCCAAATGCTTTATGAGCTTTGGCCACATCCAATCTCGCAATTGCCGTACACATTTGGCTACCAAGCAAATTGGCCGGCGCTGACCAGTCCTTCCGATACGTTGCCATTTCCGTTGACGGAAGAACTGGTAAAGTTGCGTGCCTACGAAATGCTTTATCTCTGGAAAGAGTCGCAAAAAGGCGACGAGATGGAGCGTGGTGCTGGCGCAAACTGGCAGTTTCTCACGCAAGCTGCGCGTGCTGAGTACAGTGATCGCTTGAAGACAATTCGTGTCATGGACAAGAGCCTTGTGGATTTGTACTTCACCAAGATGCAGAGATTCCCATCGGCGTTTGGCGAACCGTACTCGACAGTGGAAGGCCAATTGAACGTCGGCGGATGGGGGGACTAACGATGCCAGGTTACGCAGGAACAGGACAAGCCAAGCTTCTTTACGAGAATCGCCAAGCGTATTTATTTCAAAACGAGACTGTGGCGAACGGAACGGCAAGCATTGCCTATCAGCTTCGTCGCGAACGCGGTGCTTACTATCCGTGGGGCATGTCGTTGGAGTTTACGTTTGGCGCGGCTCCTGGAACGTTTGAAGTTGACGTACAAACGGCAGACACAGACGACAACACGCATTACGTTACTCTCGCCACGCTGACTAATGGATTGAATTCTTCAAATGTCGGTCGAATCGAGTTGCCATCTTTTTGGGCAAAATTTGTGCGCGTGCAAGTCGTTACATTGACCAATGCAGTAGCAATCACTGTTTTGTTGACGAGGTAAGATTATGAGCGGACAAGCCGAAGTTGGAGTGTATGGCGCTACTACGACCTCAGCAACTGCAACGAGTTTGGCGGGCGGAACAACTGGGGGCGAGCCCTATCAGTCCGCGACTGGTACTACGTCATTTGCATATCCGAGTAGTTCAACGGCGTCTTTTTATCTGGACGGAACGCGCACAGATAGCTATACGCCAAACGGAACGGCATTGTTGCCGTATACGACATTAACACAATTGTTTGCGGGTGCGGCAAATGCCACTGGTCCCTTTGTGATTTATTGCACTCCGACATCTGCTGGTTATACCTATACAGGTAATCCATCATTGCCTGCCTATTTCATGACAATCTACGGCAACGAATCGCAGTGGACAATTACTGGAAATATTACAGTCAATGCAGGATTCGAAATTTACAACCTAAATACTACAACGACAGGGTCATTAACCTATGCAGCGACTTCAACAGTCGAATCAGAACGTCTTGGCGGATCGTTGACAATTGCGGGCGGAATTTTTACGTCGGGATACGAACACTTTTTTTCAATGTCAATTCTTGCCAATAGTCTCGTCACCCTGAACGTTGGCGCAACACCTGTTTTTACAAACGTGGTTGGTACGCCAAGATTTGCTACGGCATCAGGAGCTACGGCAGCGACTGTTTTGACGATCATCGATTGTCAGTCGCTTGCCACGGGCGCATACACCAATGTCGATATGAGCAATGGTGGCTTGGCTGTGATTCGTGGATTTATCGCAACAAACAATAATCTTCAGGCAAATATTAATTTGTCTGGATCAAGCGCGACCAGCGCAACTACAGCCAATCTTATTACGGGTGTTTCTGCAGGAATTGTTACTTGCGGGACGGCGTATACCTACATTGACAACGGATCTTTGATCGCATCGCTGACGGGATCAAATCTGCTTACGCCAAATGGCCTTGGCATGTCGGCTCCAACGGCAATTGCAGTGACAGTTAAATCTGGCACGACTGGTGCTGCAACATTTGATTCTGGCACGACTGGCACAGTAAATATCGGCACAAGTGCGAATGCAAAGACGGTGGCAATTGGCAACTCCACCAGCGGAAGCAAAGTCAATATTTTTGGAGAGATTGACGGAGTTGCTGCGGCTGCAGGCTACATCGGGCAACCGCTTTCGTCCTTGATTGTATCTGGTTCAGCAGTCTCCCTGACCACGGCAACACCAGCCAACGTTACATCGATTGCGCTTACCGCAGGTGATTGGGACGTGATGGGCGAGATTACATTTGTAGCCACATCTGCCACGGTTGCTGCTTCGGCTGTCTGGGAAGGTGGCATCAACACCACAACAGCCACACTTCCTACAGATGGAACAGAAGTTTTTTATGCGACACCGTTGGCCATCACCACAACTTCCTTCAAGGCTACGGTTACCATTCCGCGCAAGATTATCAACAGCGCATCAGCATCCACTGCGTACTTGGTTGCGGAAGCAACCTTTACGGCAGGAACAGTGGCATCTTACGGAAACATCACAGCGCGCAGAGTTCATTGAGGAATTATGAAAAAGACAGTATTCGCGATTTTTATTTTAACAACGTCGCTGTACGCACAGACAGCAGCATTAAGCGGCTACTGCAATCTTGGCGCAGCTCAAGCTACAGTGTCGGGTTTGTCTTCTACAAACTATCAGCAAGGATTAATTCCTTCTTGCACTGTAACGGTGTATCTTACTGGGACAACGACACTGGCAACAATTTATTCAGATTCTGGAAGCACGGTATTGTCAAACCCATTTACGGCCAATACAAATGCTTCTTGGATGTTTTATGCAACAACAGGGGCGGGATACGACGTTGTGCTTAGTGGCGGAACAAGTCCTAACGTATATCCATCGCCAGTAACAATTACAGGAATATTTCCGCAAGGAGCTGGCGCTTCTTATTGCACGCTAAGTGGCTGTACTATGACTGGTGCAATAATTGCCCCAAATCTTGCACCAACTGTTGCCGCGTTGGTGGCAATGACAACTCCAACTACAGGTGTTAGAGCAATCGTTGCGGATTATGGATATGGTCAAGGAGGAGGCGGAATTTTCGAATATACAACAAACACAATTACTCCGGATGGATGCATTAACTTTGCCCCGGCATCTGGCGGGGGAACATGGATTCGTCAGGTGGAATACGGAACTCTTTATTCCGCTGATTGCGGAACTAAAGCTAATGATAGTTCTTTTGATAATGAACCAGCGTTAGAAAGACTTTCTTCTATTGCTGCTGCGCATCAATATATAGCACAAATCGGTCCTGGATTGTTTTATTTAAAGAACTGGAACATTTGCCCCGTCGGCAGTATCGTGGGATGCACTGTTCCACCGATTATTGAAGGATCTGGTTATGGATATACGGAGTTAGTGCCAATGACAGCAAGCTCCGGTGTTTTTATTAACTATACAAATGTTCTTCATTCGCAATTATTAAATTTGCACATTTCGCAAATTACAAATACCGGAGATTTTCCGAATATTACCTCGATGCTCGACACATCAATTTCTTCGTCGTATCTTACGGCTCCATCACAGCACAATCGTTATATAAACCTCCGACTGTACGGTCACGGACTGTTATGGAGAAACACAAATAACAACGATTCTGCTTTTGAGGATATTTCACTAACCGGTGCGGATTCCAATAATTCAAAACTGGCCTCGACTGCCTATTCCGGCGACGGGACAACACTTGTTATTACGGTTCCCAACACACTCCAAGCGGGCGATAGGGTAATTATCTACGCTGGATCGACGGACGCATTGTATGCGCTTAACGACACGTTTGCAACAGTTCTTTCAACAGGATTGAGCACATCGCAAATTGAGATTGCATCGACTATATCTGGCAGCGGGTCGACATCGGCGACGATAAGCGCTTCCACTGTGACTATGATTGGTGACAATGGCGGGGGCGATCTTGAATTGACTCGTCTTTTCTCGACGAGCGGCGTTGTTGACGTGTGCGCTCAAAGTGTTACATTCTCGCAATCAAGATTTGTTCGCGGTGTTCAATTGTCTTGCACAGGGGGACTTAACCAAATCAATTTTGTTGGAGGCCAAATTGGCAGTGGAAATATTTCCGATTCACTGCATGTACTCTCTGGATCAAAAACATTTGGTGCCAGTTTTACTGGAATGTACATCGACACCACATACAGTGGAGGATCAATTATAGGAGGAAAAGGTTCCATCAACAGTGCCGTGTTTACAGGGACAACATTCCACGGTCCTAGTTCGGGAACAGCAACTTTGCTTGACACTGACCTTATTCCGGTATTCTCTCCAGCGTACATTTTGATTCACAGTGGTCGAACCTACCATACATCTTTTGCGACAAGTAATTAGTTTGATGTTTGTGCATTTGGTGTCATGAACGCGGATTCGCCTTTGGCCAGCGGTATCGACGTTTCCGCTACAACTTGCAATGTCGCATATTTTGGAAGTTATCAGGCTGGAAATCCTAGTGCATCTGGCACTCCCCACATCAATTTTTTTAGTTCGGGCAACACGGGTATAACTTACGATGCGCAGATTCAAGCGAGCGGCGGATCGTCAACGAACGGCCAAGGGCAACTTAACTTTACGGCAAAATCAAATCAGTTTACAGGTGGCATCGTGGGGCGATACCTATTACCGCTTCAGGCAACCATTACAGCAGCAACAACAATTGCTCCAACAAGTTCGTATATGAATGTAACGGGTTCTGCCGAAATAGATACAATTACCTTGCCGAGCAATTGCTCTGGATTTTCGGCATCGGCTTGCTATCTGGTCCTTGTACCATATGCATCGCCGACATGGACAATTGGAACAAGCGGGAATATTGCACAAGCGTATGTTCCCTCCGAAAATGTTCCTGTACAGCTTTTTTACAATCCCAACGTCTCGAAATGGTTTCCCGTCGTCGCACCGAGACATTTTGCAGTGAGCCTCTCCCCTGCGGCGGTATCAGCATCAACCTGCGCAGAACAGGCGTTCAGTTTAAGCGGTCCAATAGTTGGGCAGGTAATTTCGGGGATGACGCCTCCATCTGCAATGTCTCACGTATCTGTTGGATATTCTCGTATGGCGAGTGCATCTTCTCTTGTCATACAATTTTGCGGAGACTCTACGGGAGGAACGCCTCCTAACGGCACGTGGTCTTTTATTGCCGATTGACATTTAATGCCAATGAAAAAAGGACAATGACTATGACAAACGAAGAAGTGGCCGTAGAACTTACCAATCACAATGACCGTCTTGTAGTTGTTGAAAAAGGTGTGACCAGCCTTTTGCGGTTTCAATCAAGCATGAATCGCAAGATTGGTTTTGTGTATGGTGCCTCGTGGGTTCTAGGCATTGTTTGGACTGCTTTTTTGGCCGTTGCTATTTGGGCGCTTGGAATCGTTGTTCCTGCGGCCAAGGTCGTGGTTGCGGAGTATTATCGCGATCATCCCAAGGCCGCACTTGAACAAAATTCTCAAAACAAAGTTTTTTCTTTTCTGCTTGCAGACGCACAAAAAAGTCCGCAAAAAGCGTCTTTAAACAACAAAAATGCTGACAAAAATCCAAAGTAATTTTAGCGTTGACCGCTGGAACAGAAGTCGTCAACATGTGCTTGAGCAGCATGAGGAGTGAAAGCAAAATGCCTTGGTGGCGTAAATTACGCATTTTGTTTTTTGGCTGTCCGCATTGCGGAGGTCGCGGCAAGATCGACACAATCGCTGGGACATTTCCATGCTCGTATTGTTGCTCTAAGTCAAAGAAGACGCTTTGGAGGAATTTATGAACTGGAAATCGTGGATTCATTCGATTGTGGCTGCAGCGATTGGCGGGGCCGCAAGCGCATTGGGCGCTGTTTTTGTAGATCCCAGTGCATTTAATTTTACGTTGGCTGGATGGGAAAACATCGGGAAAATTGCTTTGGCGGGCGCCATTATTCCCGTGCTTGCTTTGCTGAAAAAGTCGCCCCTTCCCGACGTGAGCACGGAGCCGGTAGACGGTGCGAACAGCTTGAACTTGAACAAGCAATAACGAGCAGAGGAGTGGTATGAACCGCAGAATGTTTTTAAAGTCTTCGGGAATTGCTGCAGCGGTTGTGGGTGGGCCTGTTTCCTTGCTGACAATGGAAGGATGCTCAACGGATACGCTAAAGAGCTATCTCAACGTTGTGCTTGATAGCGCAGAGAAGATTTTGGCTTTGTCCAGCTCGACTGAAAGTTGGTTTACCACGCTGAGCAATGCCATTGCCGCTCTGAAGTCGACGGAAGCAAGTTGGGATGCGTCTACCGCAGTTTCGGCGGTAATCAGCGCCTTGGATACTCTTGAAGCTGTTTTGGCAGTCATTCCTGTGACCTCGACCTACACTGCGCTGATTGACTTGTTGGTGAGTGCCATCGAAACAATTCTTACCACCTTTGTCAAGACAGGGAAGATGTCGGTGGCAGTAAAGGCTATGGCTCAAGGCAATCCGCATCGTGGCCGCGTACCGCTGAAGAATCCGCATCTCTTGCAGTCGAAGGTTGGTGCGTATAAATCGCAGTGGAACCAGCTCGCTGACGACATTGGCCAGAATAGCGCAAAACTGTAACGGCTTGCGCGGTGGTGCCTTGAGCAACGTGGGGTCCATCTTGGAATATGCCTCCTGTCAGGTGTGAATCCTGACCAACCGCGCAACGGCTTAACGCGAGCAGCATGCCCCCCCTTGTTAGGGAAACAGCAATGGCTCTTTCAAGGGGGGGATTATGCCAGCAAGCGAGGTCATGAAAAAATTCCGTAAGCACAAGCTGCACTCGGGAAAAGGCGGCAAGATTGTACGGAGCAAAAAGCAGGCAAAAGCAATTCTTTTAAGCTATTTGCGGCGTGAAGGCCGAATCGGGCCACAGAAGGGTAAAGCAAAGAAGCGCGGACGGCAGAAAAGAGTTGTCAGCAAGAGATGATTGCGAACATAATGATGCAGAATCACTGAGCAACATGCCCTCCCCTACGCAGGGAGAACAAGCAATGGCTCAAGACCAGCGATGGTTTTGAGCCATTGCTGTTTTTGCGTAAGAGGAGTGCGGCATGGCCAAACTAACTGCAGCAAAGCGAAACAAGATTCCGGGAAAAGCCTTTGCCTTGAAAGGGCGGCGATATCCAATCAACGATGTAAAACATGCCAGAAATGCCCTTGCTCGCGTGTCCCAGCATGGATCGCCAGCGGAAAAGGCGGCTGTACGCCGTAAAGTTCATGGCAAGTTTCCAGGCATTGCAGTGAGCGGTTTAAAGAAAACGGGCGCAAAAAAAACCAGCAGTCGCAAACGCGCGATGTCGAAAGGATAAGTGATGGCAAAGAGAAAATCGAAATCAGCATCCCCTAGTATGGGTGGCGGATCTGGCAGAGTAACAACGTCGATCGATAGCGCTGAGAACGGGTTCATCGTTCACACGAGCAGCGAAGGAAGCGGACCGGGAAGTTCGTACGTTAGCAAGACTTTTGTTGCCCCAACTCACGATGCGGCGTTGCGCATTGCTTCGGCGCACATTGAGTGCTGTGGCACCAAGGGCAAAGGGAAAAAAAACAAGGGCAAAAAAGGGAAAAGCAAGATCGCAACAAGCAAACGGTGATGAATGGCTTCGTACAGTTGGCTAACATACGCGACGGCACGGCAACAGCTTGCCTCTCGGCTGGCTGATTCTGGAAATGTGTTTTGGACAGACGCTGAGAACGGTCTCTACATCAAAAAAGCACTACGGATGTTTAATGCACTTACTTACACATGGAAAACTGATTTTATTTATAATTCCTCGTCGTTGTGGAACTCTCTTGGCCTTTTGGTAAACTCTCCGCGGTTGCGCACACTGACGTGCAATGATTCGTTTACGATGATGGAATATCATCTGCTGGAGCCGCCAACAGGCGGAACCTGGACAGGAACAACGCAATTCACCATCAGCGATTTTTCTCAGGCGCTGCAACGACGCCGTGATGAAATGCTGCAAGTATCAAATTGCAATCAAAGTTTGCTAGCCAATATCGCGTTGACGCCCAACACGCGCCGGACGACGCTGCCCGATACAGTGATCGACGTTGAACGTGTGCGCTACATTCCTGTAAGCGGATCGTCCAACACGCTTTACCGCGATGACACAGTGGCACAAGAGTTTTACGAAGCGCCGCTTTATCAACAGAATTCTGGAACGCCGCAAACCTTCAGTCTTTCATCCGATCCGCCGCTTTCGTGGGATGTCGATATTCCTCCCAGCCAGCCGGGAACGTATGAGGCAGTTGTTCTGCAGTCTGGAGCGGCCTTCATCCCGCCCACAGCGACGCTGCTAGGCATCCCCAACGACTTTGCCTGGGCTCTGGAATGGGGAGCGATCGCAGACCTGCTAGGAAGAGAGCCAGAGGCAACAGACAGAGAACGATCAGCCTATTGTCTGCGACGCTATCAGGATGGCTTAAATCTGTTGCTGAAAACGCCTTGGGCGATGCTGGGGAAAGTCAATAACGTGGCTTGCGATATGCCTTCGATTGCTGCCATGGATCGCTACACGCCGGAGTGGGATTCAACGCCCACCAGTTTTGGACCTTGCATTGTGGTTGGTGGTATCGACTTTTTGGCAGCTCCAACAGGAAGCGGCATTGGGCTGACAGTATTGGCCAACGCACCAGTGCCAACGCTTGATGCGGATTACGTGCAGGTTTCGCGTAGCAACTGGGATGCAGTGCTTGATCTTGCGCAGAGCTTGGCTTGCTTCAAGATGGGCGGCGCGGAGTTTCAACAGGCATTAGCTTTGGAGTCGCGCGCTATCCAGGCATGTTCTGCGGAGAACTCGCGACTCAAGAGCACGGGCAGCTTCAGCGATATTTTGGTGCAACGTGGCCAAGCGCAAGATCGCAATCAGGAGCGATATAACAGCGCAAACCAGAAAAAACAGTCGAGTGAACAATCGAAATAAGCGTATGCACAAAACAACGGAAAGCATAAAATAAGTCATCGAGCAACATGCCTCGCCCAGTGGCGAACAAGCAATGGCTCAAGACCAGCGATGGTTTTGGGCCATTGCTGTTTTTATCAGGCGAGGGCAGCGTGGCGCTTGAATTCCACGGTTTGGATCTGACTCATCCCATTAACCGCGTGCCTAGCGGCAGGGTGACGATTGCCCAAAATATCCGTTCCTATTCCGTCGGCAGCATCAACTTTCGCAATTTGCTGACGACGGCGCTTTACACGCTTTCTGCTGCCGTCCATACAATTCGACGCCTGAACGATTCCACGCCCAATGGACCATCGAGTGGTTATGCGCTTATCAACGGTGCTGGAACCACTTTATATGCTGGTAGCACAGTCGTGGCGACAGGATTAAGTGGCAATCCCGTTTCCATGATTCCTTTCCGCCCAAATACTTCTGTTCAGCCATGGATGTATGTAGGCGATTCGGCTGAACAGGGAAACGTCACTCTTGATACAGAATATTTGATTACCAACAATAGCGGTGGTCATACTGCTGTTGACTTTCCATCCAACGGAATGATGAAAGTTCGTTCGGATGGTGTTGTTTACAAGATGGGCATCAAGGAGCCGCAGCTTGCTCCGTCAGTTTCCACAGAAAATTCCAGCGTTACGACAACTGGAACACTCTTTGCTACGGCAATTCCTTGGACAAACTATCCAACAGGAACAAACTCAAACTTTGATTACGGTGAAACAGAGGGGTACCCAAATACCACGCCTCCTGTTGACGGAACTGCGCCGTATACGATCAACGTTAAAAATGCTACTACGTTAACAATTACCATTCCGAATCCAACCGGCACGGTAATCATTAACGGAAATACTGTCACAACTCCAACAGCAACTGGGCCGACGCTGGCTTCAACCAACCCTGGCTACTATGTGCAGCCTACAGGCGGAGTTTCGCCTCCCTTGACGACTCCATCGATCATTATTGGGGCATTTACGGATGGAAGCGGAAATGTAATTGCTGCTGGCGTGGCTCCACTCTACAGAAAAAACATTGTGGATGTGGGCGGAACGCTGGGTGTGGCAATTACTATTCCTTCGTCGGCCGTATCTTTCCAAGTTGGCATTAACTCAACAGGAAACACTTTTAGCAACAACTCTGGATCTTTCAGCATTACAGTAACGGTGACAACAGATGCATTGCCATCGGTTGTTTCCATTCTTGGCACGTTGACACTTTATTACTGGGGAGATTCTCCGACATCTGGACAAACAGGCACTTACATCTGGAAGAACTCAAGTGATTCTGGGGGTTCAGGGCCAATCCGTTCAACCTCCAATGCGGACGGAAGCACAACAGGAAATTCGTTTATTTTCGATGCATCGTTTGGTCCAGCGGCAATTCCAGCACTTGCAGCCGGTATCCCTGGATTGCCTGGCGTAGACATTACCAGTGGCAATAGCGACACAACGACAGCAATGGCTTGGACTCAACTGACAGCGGAAAGTGCTGCCAACGGTACAAATTCCGTTTTTGCGTCTCCAATTACGTCGACATACACGACTAACACGACGTACACAAATTTTAATTTTTGCCTGACTGGGAGCATTTATATTCCGGCAGCAGGAAACTACACTTTTGTTTTGACTAGCAAAGACCAGGTAATGTGGGGCATCAGCGGAAGCCCCACTATTGTTTCTGCTACTGCAACGTACATGACAGGCAACGAACAAACAGTTGCAGGAACTGCTACTTTGAGCAATACACAAATTTCATCGTATGGCCAAACCATTTCGGTGGTGAGCGGTATTGCTCTTCTTCCCGTTGCGCCGTTGAAATTTGGCAGCACTTATTACAATCAGGGCGGTCAATGCACAATTACGACTTTGGTCCTGCACTTTTCAGCAGCCGCAATTCACACGATTGAAATTGACTACGACTTTTGGTACCACTCTGGCCGAATCTTGCTTTTAATGGTATCTCCAACTCCTGGAGCTACTCCGACAATTGTCCCGCCGCTCAGCTCCACCGTCAGAGAGGAAGTCCAATACCGCTATGTCTATCGCTCTAGCGCCACGGGAGCAATCTCCAATCCATCACCCGGATCAACTGCAGAAGCCGTTCCTGTTACTTCAAATACCGTCACGTCGCTTTGGTCCAACGATCCCCAAGTAGACAAAGTTGATTACTATCGTGTTGATTCCGCAATTACAACTTATACGTATGTTTGCACTGGGCCAAATGATGACCTCGGAGGTAGTGGAACAAATACCCCCGTTACGGATTCTTTGACGGATACAGAACTGGGTTCCGATTTACTTGTTTATTCCAACTATGAGCCTTTTCCGTCGATTGATCTGTCTCAAAAAGGTATCTGCACGGTTTCAGGAAGCGTAATTACTTGGGTCAGTGGAGGAGCCATTGGAGGAACAGCCACTGGATTCAATACACGCTGGCTGTCGGGAACGATCATCCGGATTGGCTCTCCGACGTCGCTGGCCTACACGTTGATTGCGCGGCCTACGGCCAGTTCCTTTGCGACTTTGACTGCCTACGCATTGAATTGGGTGATTCTGGATTCCAATGGTCATTACCAGCTTGTCACGGCAGCGGGAACCTCGGGAAGTTCAATCCCGACTTTTAGCACTTCAGGTGGCACGACGGTCAGCGGTAATGTGACGTTTACGGATAAGGGAATCGTCGTTCCTACTGGTTTTGTTGATCAGATCACGATTCCGGGCGTTCCTGATGGAACTAATCTGGCCTACGAAATTTCAGAACCGATCCTCGCCAATCAGCCGATGCCGTATCTTTTTGGGCCTACGGACAACATTAATTACACGTTTGGCGTTGGTGATCCGTTGCGTCCAGGAACGCTTTACTGGTGCGCTGGATCGAATCTTGATGCGGCACCAGACACCAACCAGTTGGATGTGACTGATCCAAGCGAACCGCTGGTCAACGGCGCGATGTCCGGTGGTAGAGGAGTGCTGTTTTCGATTCGGCGTGCTTGGGTGATCATGCCCAACTTTTTCAATGCGCTTGCCACTGTAACGGGGACCACCGGATCGACCTGGACTTTGCAAGCTACAAGCGTAAACCGCGGATTGTTTATTCCTCGCTGCGTGGCAATCGAAGGCGGAGGGCTGATCTTCTTTCGCGTAGATGATGGAATTCACGTCTCGCCTGGGGGAGGGGCATCCCAGTCGATTACAGATCAGGATTTGGAATCGCTTTTTCCGCATGAGGATGAGGATGGTGGTACTAGCATACCGCAGCCAGTGACGCGGGAAGGCGTAACGATTTATCCGCCCGACGATTCGCTGCCAAATTTGCAAAAGTTCAGCATTCAAAACGGATATATGTATTACGACTACGTCGGAACGGATGGAAATCCGCACACCCTTGTTTACGACATTGTTTCGAAGGGATGGGTGTGGGACGTATACGAATGGCCAGTGACGATCCATGCAGCAAACGAAGGATTGAGCCAACAGGGAGTTCTGGTTGGTTGCAACGATGGAACAATTCGGCAATTGGCCAGCGGTGGTACGGAAACCGGAACGGCCATTGTGTTGACTCCTGCAATCGGCGGAAAAGGATGGCAGACGTTGGGGCCGGTTTTAATCGTTGAATATTCATCCAGCTCTACCATTACGTTGACGGGCTATGCGGCGGATGCGGACAACAACAGTTACGGTCCACCGGCGATCACGATTCCTTCGTCGGGGGGAGCACTGACAAAGTTGAAACTTGTTTGCGGCCCAAGCAAGTGGAAGCTGTTGTGGTTCAAGTTTACTTCCACAGTTCCGTTCCAACTCAACGTGGAAGGTTTTGTCGTGCAAGCAAAGGATTGGGGATCAACAGGAGAGTACAAAGAGTTGCAGCCCTTTGTCGAAAGCGGAGGAGGTGGATAAAGTGGGAAAAATTACGGTTTCTGAGCGACGATGCAAACGCTGTGGGGCAATTCAACTCGTTCCACCGCCCAGCGGTTTGTGCCCTGCATGCACGATCTGGAAGGCTAAGCAAAAATGACAGTCAATCTGGAGTCATTTCGTTATCCGTTTGAAACGGAGATTGCCAATGAAAGCGATGGCGCAAAGGCTGCGCATCGCAATGCCTACCAGGGAATTCTTGACTTGAACCAAGCTGTTGCGTCTTTGAAAAGCCAGTTGACGTCTGCAACAACGACGACAACAACTTCGAGTACGTCGACCAGTACGTCCACAGGGACGCAAACAGTTGTTACCAACACTGCAACGACAACGATCGGTTATGTAAATGATCAAACAGGGGTGACGGCCTATACGACGTTGCAATCGGATTATGCAAAGTTCATCATCCTAGATGATGCTTCTCCGATTGCCATTACGCTAAGCGTTGCTTCATCTTCGCCGGCAATTACTCTTCCTTGGTATGTAAGTTTTCTCAACTTTGGGGCTGGAACAGCAACACTGACTCCAATCGACGGAACGATTTCTTACCGGGAAAATCTTACTGCTGCGTCTATGCCCGTCGCTCAAAATTGTGCTGCTACAGTTGTTTACGATGGAACAAATTTTTGGGCGGATCTGGTTCCGATTGCGACGCTGACTCAATTTGGCCTAGTTAAACCAGATGGCACAACAATCAAAATATCATCGGGCGTGATTTCGGTGCCGACTGCTACGTATACCACGCTAGGAATTATCGAAGCTGTTGCGCCTATTGCCCACGAGTGGATTAACTCAATTAATTTGTCTGGTGTGCCGCAACTATCGCAGCCTGCGTTCACAGACATCTCTGGAGTTGCGTCGTTTTCGCAAATTCCGCTGTATCCTTATACGGCAAAAACTGCGAACTACACGATGACGGCAACAGATTATCAGGTTGAATGTACTGCTAATTCTTTTACAATTACGCTGCCAACCGCCGTAGGCGTAACTGGGCAAATTTATTCCATTAAAAACTCTGGAACTGGAACTATTACCGTGGCGACGACGTCGAGCCAAACAATTGACGGTAATTCGACACAACCGATTATCCAATGGGAAAATTTGGTAGTGATGAGCAATGGCACAAACTGGATTATTCTGTAGTGCGGAGGGTGTATGAGCTACTGGAAGCAAACAGAAGTCATCGATATTTACGGCAATCTTGTGGCGGCAACTCCAAATCAAGAGATGCGCACCGTAGAACCCATTCGGTTAGCAGGAGGAATTTTCCCCGGATCTACCGTTGACAGCAATTTTTGGACGTCAACAGTCGTTGGTAGCGGAACAGTAACGCAGAGCAATGGCATACAAACTGCGGCAACAGGAATTACGGCGAATAGCTCTGCCATTTCTTCTAGCAAAGCGATTGCACGATACATTGGCCAAACGCTTAATCTCTATGGATCGCAAATTTATTTAAGCGACACAGGCGTGGTAAACAACGTACGGCGATGGGGAGGAATGAATGCGGGAACAGACGGTGCCTATTTTAAGCTAGACGGTACATCGTTATATGTGGCCACAATGAAGGGCGGAGTAGAAACGGCAGTTGTAAGTACGTCATGGAACGGCGTCCAAACTGTACCAACGCTTACCAATGCTAATATATGGCGCATTCAGATGCGGCCTAGTCTTGTAAATTTTGAAATAAATGGCGTTGTTGCACATACTCTTACGTTTAATACAACTCCATGGACAAACATCTATAACATGTATGTCTGGATGGATACTGTTAATTCAAGCGGTTTAACAACAAATTGCGCTATTTCTTCTTGGGCGTCTTCGATTTTTCGTGCGGGAAAGTTTGAAACACAGCCGACTTCTGCGCACGTCACAACAGCAGCAACAACTGTTATTAAATACGGGGCAGGAACTCTGCACAGAATTACTCTGAATAACCCAGGCGGAACTTTGATTACGATGTATGACAACACGGCAGGATCAGGAACAGTGATTGCCGAAATCAATACCCCGGCTCAGGCCAATCCGGTCACGCTTGAATATGACACGGCTTTTGTGAATGGATTGACGATTGTTTCCACCGGAACATGGGATGCCACTGTGGTTTACGAATAATACCCTCACTATCGCGCATCAAAAAAAGGATTGTCACCAAGCAATAATGCGTTCAAAATGAAGAGCAGAAGTTGAGCGACATGCCCCCGCACTTGCGGAACAAGCAATGGCTCAAGACCAGAAATGGCCTTGGGCCATTTTTCTGCTTGGGAGGTGGGCATGGGATTCTGGGGAAGCCTTTTCGGTGGTTCAAATCCGACGCTGTCAAAGGACATTAGCCAGTTTGGCCAGATCGGCAGCTTTGCCACTGGGCTGGGCGAGAAGAACTTGTCCCAAGCGTCAGACTTCATGTCCTCGATCCTCTCTGGAAGTCAATCCAAAATCGGAAAGGTTTTGGGGCCGGAGATCAGCAGCATTAAAGGCCAAGGGCAGCAAGCCAAAATGAGTGCATCGCAGTTTGGCAACCGCGGAGGCGGCACCAATGCTTCTATGCAAATGGCTGATGACACATCGCGGGCATCCATCAACAACATGATTTCTTCGCTGCTTGGCACCTCGGCTAGTGGGTTGGCCAGTTCTGGAAGTAGCCTTTTAGGGCAGGGAATGAGTGCCACTTCACAGGAAGCAGGGCTGTCACAGGAGCGAATGCAGAACTGGGCAAACAGCATTCTTGGAAAAGGCATTACGAGCGGCGTTTCTGCCGCCGAATCGTTTGGCTTGGGCGCTGCTGGTGGTGCGCTTTCTGGTACTGGAGCGGCTAAGGGCGCTATGAGCGGATTAAATAGCTACTGGACGCAGAACTCTCAGTAAGGGGCAAAGCATGGCAAGCAGCGATGCATGGAATGCTGGATGGAATTTGGGAAGTCAGCTTGCTGCTCATCGGCAGCAGCGAAAGGAAGACTTTTCGGATAAGGAATTTAGCACCAATTTCAACGAGCTTCAGACAAACATTGGCAATTTGCAACAGAAGCTTGCGAATTTTCCAGAAGGAAGCAAAGAGCGGGCCGAGGTACAACAGAACCTTTCGCAAGCTCTTGAAGCCCGGAACAGTATGTTTGCCAAGCAGCCTGGTGCCATGCAAAAGTTTGGGCACTTGTTGCATTTGACAAAAGAAAAAGATGATCGGATTCCAGCACCCGCTGGGTACCAACCGACATTGCAGACCAGAGGCCAGGCGACAACGACTATCCGGCCGCCGCGCAATGCTGCGCAGCTACGCGCACAGGCGGAAGCCAGAATGATGGCTGCAGGTTCACCGTTGACGCTGGAACAGCAAGAAGTCCAGAAAGCAAAAGCCGGTACGGCTGGCATGATGGAGACTGTACAGGGCGGTGTGGATGCCATCAAAAAATTCCATCCAGACGCTACGCCAGAAGAACTCAAACATCTGACGAATACCTATCTGGATGCGGCTTTGGGCACGACAGACAAAAAGTCTACGCTCAAGCCTCTTACGGGAACAAAGCCGTACAAGGGAGCCGATGGCAGATATTACCAGTCGATGCAAGATTCACTGACAGGCGCAATTATGGCTGAACCGATGCCAGAGGGATACACCCCGCCAGAACAGCGGCCGCCCTCACCCGGTCCGGAGTTTATGCGTGCCCTGGTCAAAAAAAATCAAGGGCAAGAATTAACTCCAGAGGAACAGGCTGCACTCAAAAGCTATCCAGAATACGTTCGGCAGACGAGCGTTGTCCCTGGTGTCGCTCGCATGACAGCGGCTGCGCAGGCACGACCGATGGTTGTTGTGAATCCTGACAATCCAAACCAAACCATGATTGTACCTGCAGGAAAGGCCGAGCGGAATAAATATGCCACTCCGGCAAGCACAGACTATCAAGTCAATCTTAATATACGCAAGGGATTGGTTCCAAAGGGGCTTGGAACAAACCTCGCTGCGTTGGGAACAGCCGAGGATCACTTGAAATTGGCTAGAAGTTTGGTTGATGCCCTTGGCACAGGAAGTATTCCTTTGCTTAATCGTGCAAGCTTGGCGTGGGCTCAAGCGACGGGAAAAACCGCGCCTACAGACTTTGAAACTGTCAAGACATCGCTCGAAGGTGAAATGGCCAGAGCTTTTACCGGCGTTGGTGCAACCCAAAAAGAAATCGCTGCGATTAGTGAGAGTATCAACAAAGCAAACTCCCCACAGGCTTTGAAAAGCGCACTTCACTACGCAGATATGACGATGGCAGCTCGCAAAAGAAATCTTTTTGCAATGGCTAGAATGGCTAGAATGGGTTTGCCAGCAGGCGGTGGCGCGCCGGCACCGGCAGGGGGCGCGGCCCGAACCTACAAGCAAACTGCAACGGGTCCGAACGGTCACAAGATCGGTTCCAACGACGGTGGAAATACTTGGTTTGACGTGAAGACAGGAAGGGTGGTGCGATAATGCCGCTTCCTGCTGGGTACACGATCGACAAGCCAGAAAAAGCTGAAAATTCGGCAAAACAGCCGAAATTGCCAAAGGGATATACGCTGGATGCCTCGCAGACAGCCGCGCCTGATTCTACTGTGCCAAAAGGCGCGCGTGTTGTTGGTCGCAATGCCGCAGGACGGCCGATGTATGCGCCAGAAGAAGCTGCAAAACCTGTAGGCGGTGCTGCATCTAGATTTTTGTCGAGTGCTGGAGAAGCGATTGGCGGCGCGGTATCTGGGCTTTACCACGGGGTCGCAGAAGGAGCGCAAAATCCCGAAGAGGCAAAAACAGTACAAAAAACAGGCAGAGCTGGCCTGATTGCGAAACGTTTTTTGATTGATCCAGCAAAACAGCAGGCGCAGCAAACAGCCAGCGAATTTCAACAAGCTCGTACTGCACCGAATAAATACGTTGCGCGTGAGCATGCCCAAAAAGCGGCGGCGCATGCACTGGCTACTGCATTGCCTGGCGTTGGGCCGTGGGCTGCGCAGGTGGGCGAGCAGTTGGGCACGCAGATTGGTCAAGGGGACATTGCCGGTGCTGCCGGAACTGCTGCTGGCAATGTCGGTCTGTATGCTGCTCCGCACGCAGCAAAAGGCATTGCCCGTGCAGGAGGCGCTGCGGCTCGTAGTACAGCCGAAGCTCTTACCGGCACAGGTCCGCGTGGCTTGAGAAATCTCGCGGAAAGCACTGTGAAAGCTAATGCAGATGCTGCAGTAAAAACAGCAGAGAAAAATGCGGAAGCAGCTCGTGCGCATATGGAAAAAACGCAAGAAGCCTTGCATGAAACATCCGGGAGAGAGCAGACGCATGCGGAAAAGGTAAAAACGGCAGACGAGCTTGCGCGAAGCAAACATGCCGCTGACGTGGCTAAAGTGAAAGAGGATAATGCGCGAGTGCGTGCTCGGCACGCTGCTGATATTGAACGTGTTCGCAAAGACAATGCACGAATTATGGCAAAGCACAAAGAAACTGCTGATCAGATTGCGCAGGAAAACGCTGCTACCGATCATGCGCTTGAGCTGCGGCGTGCGGAAGAAGCGGGACTTCAGCAGGACACGACGAACTACTATGCCAAAGAGGATGCCGTCAAAGCAAAAGCTAAAGCGGCCACCGATAAGGCATGGAAGCCCTGGCATGACAAGATGGCCGGAGTCACGATCGATGGCGGGGAAATTTCTGAGCCGTTGAAGAAGATCACCAAACTCTCTCCCGAAGTGGCGAGAGTGATCAACCAGCTTACCCCCGATCCAGAGGACGCTCCCCCCGAGTCCATGTATGCAAAAGATCGTGCAGCGATTATGAAATCGCAGGGGTACAAGGAGAATTATTGGGATCTTTCTCCCGAGAAAAAAGCGGAAGTCGACAAGATTGCTTCAACCAACGGTTTTGAACCAGAGCCGATTGACTTCAACCCTGAACCGGGAAAGGCAATTCCTGCTGAGCAGCTCCATCGTGCAAGATCAATTGTTGGCCGGAACGTTTACAGCGGAAAGTACGAAGGCCCTTTGCTCGGCGAAATGAAGCAGCTTCTTAAAACGCTCGATCAGGCCGAAACGAGAGCGTCCATGAACGCAGGGGCGCTCGATGATTTAAAAGCTGCTCGAGAAGAGACACAGAAGTACCAAAAAGCATTTGGACGGGAACGGCATGTTCCAAAGACGCAAGACGAGATTCGCAAGCGGGAGGCCAACCCTGAGCAGTTCGACGAAGAAAATGACCGGGAGCGATTGAATGCGGCGCAGGTGTACGATCCTTCGTTGGTCAAAGACTACGAAAAGGTGCAGGCGCGTCGTGAACAACTGAAAAAAATGCAGACGGAGGACCAGCTCCGCAAAGCAAGAAAGCAAATTCCGCCGCCGCCATCGCCAGATGACTTGCGTGAGGGGTATCGACTGAAGCCAGAGCCGGAACCGCCTACGCCAGATGACTTGCGTCCCGGCTATCGTTTGCAATCTGAACCAGAACCTCCTGCGCCGGCTGCGGAGAAAATTGAACAGCCAGAACGCGTTCCGTTGCCGCCTCGGCCAGAAGAAATCCAGCCTGAGCGCAAAACGATCAGCCCTGAAGATCTTGCTGAGAGCAGAAAATCTGGTGTTACTGCGTCTGCCGAAAGCCTGCGGCAGCAAGGCGTGCGGCGCACCATCAATGCGCTGTACTACACGGCTCCAGCGGCTGTGCTTTCTACACTGCTTGGCCATCCAGGATACGCGTTTACTGAAGTTGCGATGGCTCCAGTGATTCTTGCCGGTTCTCATGCTCTTGCAGGTATGCTGGAACGTCCAGAGGTGGTGAACTGGATTTCAAAGGTTACACCAAAAGACGTTGCTATGTTTAATCGCTTGCCCGCAGAAGAAAAAGCGGTTTTTACGCAGAACTTGAATACTTTGGTGAAAGCAGCAAAAAAGAAAAACTTGCCTGTGGCACAAGCCCTTACCGCTTTTGTGGCTGGGAGCGTGGCTTCGGCTCCAGGACCCAAAACATTGATGCAGTTGCGGAAAGAAGCTGCGCAACGGCAACAGCAGCAACAGGAAGCACAGGACGCAAAGACTGACGACACAGAAACGCCAAGTGATGAAGAATCGCCTGCGACTCCACCGGAACAGCAAGAGCCAGACACTACGTCGACGGAAGAAGAGCCTGAAACGGAATACTAGAAGCATCCAAAGCCAAAACATGGTGTGGCAAAGAATGGCGGGCTTCGGCTCGCCATCTTTTTTTGTAGGGGATCAAGAATAAGTTCTTGTTAAGCAGAAATGCCCAAGCTACGCGCAACTGCTTCGAGCCGAACATCGCGCGTCCATAGACGTGTTCCAGTCGACAAGAGGCAAGAGGCTACCAAATGTGCATCGATAAGGCCAATACCTTTTGAATAAAGTGCGTTTGCCTCAATCATTTGCCGTACTTCAGATAATTGCGCAACGGTTGTTTGCAAAAGATTTCCCATCGTTGCAAGCGTTTTACGCCGGTTCCGCAACGATCCAAGAGAAATCTCCGCAAGAACAAATGGGTGCATTATGATCTGGCCAGCGTCAAGCAATTTTTCCATCTCCCGGTTTTGGCCCCGGAGATAATCAATCCAAATTGAAGTGTCGGCCAAAATCATAGGGCATCAACCCTTGTACGAGGAATATTCTCCAGCTCGGGCATCGAGCCCTTGAGCGCAACTAACCTGCGCGATGCTTCAAGGTGAATCAACGCCTTGAGCGCCAAGCGCAACAGCGCCGTCCGTTCTTTCTCGCCGCTGTAGTCTTGGGCCGTTTTCAACAAATCGTCGTCAAGTGCCACTGTTGTTCTCATAAATTCTCCTAACGCATCGATTGTATCACCGTTCGGTGATAATATTGTCGGCATGAATACTGCGGAACTGCTTACGGCTTTAGAAGAATGCCCGCGAAAAGCCTACTGGCTGCGCTCGTGGGAGCGCATCAAGCTTGACGGAAACGAAATGTTGCAGCGTGCAATTCGTGCTGGCGTTTTGTCTAATCGCACAGATTTTGGAGACGCGGCAGGAGAAGAATGCTACGGATTTGGCGTTGAGCCTGGTCTGGCCACTTCTAGCTACGATGTGCATGCTGAAGTGTGCCACCTTGCTTGTCTTGCCGACATCGTGACGACCGCGATCCGCAAAGCAGATGAACCGCCATGGAAGATTCCCGACGAACTTCCGCAATGGAAGCCGTCGTGCTTTCTCTCTCCAGATGGACTCCACCTGCGCCGCATTGTGCTGGTATCGAGATGGAACGATGATCGCCATTACCACGAGTGCCGTTCCTGGCAAAGCCTGGGCGCTGTCTGCGCCTATGGTTTACCGATGCAGATGGCAGTGATTGTCCTTGGCCAAAACCGTAACGGGAAGCGGCATTCTGCATGGACGCAAGGTCTGCGCCATCCAGTAAACAAAAAGCTGCGCTTTCGCAAAAAAAACGATGTGTCTGAAGGCTTCAAAAGCACCTGGTTGTCAATCTGGCGGGAAGATTTCGACGACATAAGCACGCACGATTGGCTACAGACAATGCTCGACGATGGCGTTTTAAGTGATCTGTGCTTTCCTGTCGAAATTCCCGTACCAGAAGCAAGCGCGCGCCAGCGCATGCTTGATCTAACGGCAAGCAAGCTGGAGAAAGTCCAGAATCTGGACTCGCTGCCCGAGCCGCAGCTTTCTACTTGTGACTGGCCCGTCCCTTGCACTCTTCGGACAAATTGTCATGCCAACAAAGAGCCGCACAAGAGCGTGTTCCGGTTGCTGGAAGAATGATCCGTTAGTGCCAGTTTCCCCCGGCCATACCGCTGGCATTGAGAAACTGATCTTCGTCGTCTCCAGTAACGCCAAGATCGCTCTCTACAGCCCCACCACCGACGCGCGAAGCCGCTACAGCACGTGCATGCGTCATGGCAGCTTGCTGCGGCGCAACAACGGGCACAGGCGCGTCTGAGATCACTTGGGGCAGACCGTAGCTGGCATTTGACTGGTAGCCAGAGCCATCTGGCAGTGTCATTTCATAGCCTTGTGCGGGCGTATTCGGATTCTGCTGATTGCGCAGTGCTGCGATGGTTCTTTGCAGACTGGGGATTTCCGCATTCAGAACTGCCCATGTAGCTGCAGCGCGCGCACGCTCTTCAATCGCTCGAGCAAGACGTTTTTCCGCAGCCATCAAAGCGATGCCAAAAACGCGTGTTTCGCGTCGTGCATTTGGAGTAGACACTACGTGGTCGACGGCGAACTTGGCTTTGCGGCGCTTGCGCGGTGCTTTTTCTTCAACTGCCTGGTTTTTGTCTTTTCCCCATCGTGCCTGTGCGGCTTTACGGCCGAGAGCACGCCGCTTGTCCGGCGTCAGCTCATTCATTCTGGCTTTGCCACCCCGTACAGATGGGCTGGCATCCGTTTCTTGGGGAAGAACGGAAGCGGGAGATTCAGAAAGCGGTTCAGTCGTTTGTTCCATGACCGCATCATTACCCGATGCCAGCTAAAACGCAACGGTAATTTTTGTCGTGATCAGGGCGAGGAGCAGGTGCATCTGTGCGATGCACTTGAACTACGTTGCTACGAGATGCGATGGGCAGCGCACCGGGAATTCAGGGTTGCATCTGTTCAATGCACTTAAACCGTCAAAACCTGATAAAAATTGTAGCAGATTTTTATGGTTTAATAAGGCGATTGAACGGCGTCGAGTAGAGGACATGCAGAGCAATAATGGTAGAATCCTGGTGCTAGCAAATCAATCCTGGGAGGTAACTTCAATGTCAGTTTGTCTACCAGCGATCAATATTCCGGCAGTTTGTTTGCCGACTGTCGTTCATTCTCAAACCTTAGCTGATCAAACAACCGCATTCGACTACGCCACAGTATTTACAACGCCCTCTGCTGGCGTCTACCGAGTAAGCATCGGTCTTTTTGTTGCTGGAAGCGGCGGAGTAGCGGGTATGGTAAATGGCCAATATCTCTGGGGGGAACATTCCTTCAATAATGGAGCGTCATTTGGGGGGAGTAGTCTTTATCCAGGGAATAAAGTATTTACCTTTAGACTTGGGAGCGACATTGCGCTTCAATGGAAAGTCTCCTCGTTGACCAATGTTGAACACTATGATCTATCCATCATCGTTGAACAACTGCTGGATAGTTAAACGGTACATGGTATTGTTCGTGATCGGGTTCTCCACCCCATTTGGAGACATAGTAAGAGCGCCGCAGGGGGAACGTAACGCCATTCAGAAGTCGTAAACCAGGATCTGAATTGATTGTTGCGGACCCCTCGTGGCGGATTCCCTGAATGTTGGTATTGATGCACGCCCAATCCGCAAGCGTAAACCGACGCTTCAGATCCTGGTCTGTGAAGTAAGCCGTGAATTCCGTATCCCAGCCTCCAACATCACGCGCGGCTACAGGATTGATGCACCACAAAATATCGTAAAAAGTCCAAAGGCAACCCCATCTTCTTTCCTCCGTTTTTACTTTTCGTGCATAGGTAAGCAATTCTTTGACTGCGTTGGAATTCGTTGAAACAGCGTCAGAATGAAAATGAAGGATAAAATCAGCGCTTTTTGTCGTTGCGTCCTTCACCATCCAGTTCATTGCTTGGCTGTAGTTTAACGGAACGGGTGGCAAAAATGTATGCGCTTGAACAAACGTAGATAAGCTACTGTCCGTGTTGCTCATGTCGTTGGCCAACTGTTCTCCAGAATTATCAAGGATTGTCAATTGCGGCCACAGATCTTGAAATGAATTCAGCGCGCGAGCCAACAGGTCTGGGCGGTTGACGTAAAACACGTACGCAGCAAAATCAGTCATCGTACCCTCGCTTAAAAGGTTGAATTTACGCTTTTCTTTTCCACCAAGAAATAGTGTCGTAAACACCGATATGTTGCCAGCGCTCGATGGATACGTATGCATCAATTGCCTCTTTTACTCCGGGCAATGCGGGCTGTGCATAGTCGTGGCATACCAGGGAGCCGCCTGGCTTGACGCGTTCTGCAACAAGTTCCATGTCAATGGCGACTCCTCTTTTTTCATGATCACCATCAATAAAGGCCAGATCAATGCCTGCTGAGCACAGCCGATCAAGATGCCAAACTGCTTGTTCGGTTCGCATTCTGAGCAATGTGAATCCATAAATTCCACTTAAATGCTGCATCATTTCCATCCACTTCGTACCCCATTCTGCGGCAAGGAAAGGATCGATATGAATGCTGCGATAATCCAGAAAAGGCTTGATCTGGGCAATAATGCTGCTTGATCGACCAAGTTGACACCCAACCTCTACGATTACGCCACTAGGCGGAACCTGAACCAGAGCGCTGTACAGACAACGAGCTTCCTCTTCTGTCAGATGAAAATAATCGCTGATCGGGTTTGTAACATCAAAAACTTGTTGAAATGAAATCATAACTCCTCACTTGCAAAAACTGATTTTCGGGATGATTCCGATGGGTCTGAAATCCGGGAATGCTGCATACGGAATCTTGCGCGACATTACGTCATCTACCAGGATTCCGTCGCTTCCGTATGCATTTGTGTCGGGCCAATACGCAATATCCTTCCGCAGAACAAAGTTCATTGTGTCCACGTGGCAGGAACGTGGAGGATCGGTGTAGAAACGGCAGCCAAGGCGAGTGACAGGAAAGAGTGCCCAAAGCGGTTTCCCAGCGTCTTCCATCGCTTTTGTCATGTCTTCTAAAACCCTGTCATCCGCAACGATATTGTCGTCGTCGACAAACCAGATGTATTGCCCTGTCGCGCGTTTAAGCGCTTCCCGTCGGCAGGTATTTCCTCCATCGTTGTGATGTACTCCGCAAGATTCAACCCATATCTTCCGCGTAGGACTAATCTTGGCAAATAAATCTTCATTGATTGCATTACCATCAACCTGGATCAGCATTTCCCAGTCAGCGAATGTCTGGGAGGTAATGCTTCTGCACGCGTCTACAAGACTGTCGCGCTGGAGGGTAGGGGTAATGATTGAGAAGTATGGCGTCATCGCGAACTCCGTAAAATGTGTACTGGAATGTTTCCTTGCGCCATGCTGTGTTCAAATTGAAGAGCTGCCGCGCCAGCGTAAAAGGGAATTTCCAGCTTGTCTCGTACTTCCGCCTCGACCGCATCCCGCAGTTCAACAAGCTGTCCGGGAGAAAGGTAATCGGTCCAGACGTACGATTTGTAATCGCCGGGCTTGCCCTTGTAGTACATAGCATCCGTGGCATAGTTCACGTCGTGTGTGTAAAGCTTATCGCCGTAGGCTTCAAAGACATAAAGACCATTTTCAACTGGACGCGCGTAGTCGTAGTAAGCGCAGCCTGGATACGTAGTGATAATAGTGCAGTCAAAGTCGTCAGGTTTTTCCTGAAGTAGCCAGTCGCGCGTTGTCATGATCGTGGCTTCCGACTCCCCAGGATGGCCAAAGCTCATCAGCGCTTTTACCTTGAGCCCATGCTGGTGGGCAATGCGCAGCATGCGCGTGTTGTTGGCCACAGTGGATTTTTTGTTCATGTTGCGCAGCATTTGTGGATGTGCTGATTCAAAGCCGCAGAGTAGCCAGCGAAAACCGGCTGCATACATGGCTTCGGCCTGCTCTTCGGTGAACAGATCAGATCGAACAAAGCCGCGGAGTCGCCAATCAACGTCGGTAGCCTGGATACTTCGCATCAAGGTAACAATCTCAGGATTGACATTCAGCTCATCGTCATAGAAATTGATGGCGCTGACGCCGTACTTATCATGCAAATGCAGCATCTCCGCGATGACGTTCTCGGTAGAGCGCCGTCGCATCCGCCGCAGCATAGGGCTCAAGCGACCGCCACAAAAATTGCAACCGAACGGGCAACCAAGCTGCGCCACCAGTGATAATGCGCGTCGACCATCGATTGTGTAGTGATAGCTGTCCACGTCGACAAGGTGGCGCGCTGGCCATGGTGCGTTATTGAAGTCTTCGGAGGTTTGCCACAACTCCGATTTGGGATCGTCGGCATCAATCAGACCGGTTTCTTGCATGGCGCGGAAGATGGCACGCTCTCCGTCACCGGCAATGATGGCATCAAAGCCGGAAAGCAGCTCAGCCAACGCCTTGGATGCACGGCCAGGAATTTGCTCTCTTTTGGCGGCGGCATTGACCAGGGTGGGATGTGGGCCACCAAGAATCACCTTGGCGCTCGGCCGGATGATCTGAGCGATGCTGGTGGCGGCAGGCATTTGCGGTGTGGTGGCCGTTAGAGCAAAGCAGCGCGAGGGAGAACTCTGCATGTAGTCGCGCACCACATCAAGGTAGTTTCGCACTCCGGTAAGGTCAAGATGATCCACGGCCACGCCGGCTTGTTCCAACGAGGCACCCACCTTCAAGATCCCCAACGACATAAAAACGCGCTGGTCGAGCAAGAAGGTTGATGGTGGCGTGACAAGCGTAATCATTAAGCAGCGATTCCTTTTTGGAGCCACGCTTGCCAGCGCGGCCAAAGATTGTTCCAGTCGTATTGCGGATCGAGATGCGCTGTCTGGTCCGAAAACTGAAGCGCGCGGTCTGCCCAGTCTTGTGCTTTAAAGACTGGCCGTACGCAAGAGTAAAGACCTTCTTTGTGATAGGCGATTGGCTCAACGCGCATTTCGCTTGGTACTACTTCTGCACCGCCAGCGTAGTTGCCGTGAATAACGGGCGTGCCGCAAGCAAGAGATTCGGCAAGGGGATAACCAAAACCTTCAGAACCGATTCCCAGCGTCACGTTGCAAGCGGAATAAGCCTGAGCCATATTGTTGTCTGACAAATAGCCAAGCGAGATCAGCGTTTTGTCGAGTAGCCCATAGTCGGCCAGAAGGGCAGGAAGAGACCAATTTCGCTCCAAAGTATCGGTATGAATCCAAAGCCGAACTTTGCGCTCTTTGGCGAACAGAGCAACGGCCTCGATCCCCAGAGCCCAGTCTTTACGTGCCTGGTTGGTGGCGACAATGCCGACGAGAGTTTCGCTTTCCATAATCGATGACAATTGTGGTTTATCGATGAGCAAGCGCGCGCCAGTGATGGAGCCAAACTTCTGGTGACATTGTGCCCAGTCGCGCGCATAAAACACGCTAGTGTCAATGCCATGAGGACGGTAATCCAGATGCCGAAGATCCGCTTCTTCCTCGCTGATCGATCGCTCGATCAGATCCTTTGCCCATGCTCCGTACGCCAAAATGCGGTCAAACCCAAGCAAAGTTTGCCGAATTGGGAAGCTAAGTTTTCCATTGGGTCCTTCCGCATCAAACGGAAAATATCCCCAACGTTTGAACGGCGCTTTGGTGAGCCAGTTCCGCAATACGGGTTCTGCGGCCAACTGCTCACTGCGCGCGGGCTGCGCGTACCATGCCAGCCGACTGGCATCCCAAATGGTAAGGACAACGCCTTTTTCTTTGTCGGCAAAGTCTTCCCACACTTCTGGAAGCGTGGGAACCACCCAGTCGGACATACCCTCGATCACGTATTGCTGAAAGCCAAACTTGCAAGATCCAGGCCCACCGTATCCAAGCGTCGCCACGCGGCATACGTCGCTCATGTGCGTATGGATGCGCGTTGCCAGATCGCGGCAAATGCGGCCTAGCCCGCTCGATGCAGACGGAGCGTCACTAAGAATCAAAAGCGGAAACGGCGGTTTTTGGGACATCGAAAACCTCACTTTTGGAACACGGCTTTTTGTACCATCTGCGCTTGCGTCGGTTGTTTGCCTGTTCTGTAGCCGTAGACCACTTGCAATTGCCAGGTTCATAATTTCCATTATTGTTGATTCTGTCTAGGCTCTTCCCCTGTGGCCTTTCTCCCATATCTTCAAGAAAGTTCACAAAGGATTTCCATCGTTCGCATACGGTGATGCCTCTTGCGCCGTATCGTTCATAAGAATTGCGTTTGGGGTTGCTGCACCTTCTTTTCATTTCCAGCCAAACTCGGTGTGTAGGATCGTTTTTTGAACCGTGACCATGGATATAATGGGCACGACCGCTGGCAATCATCTCTTGCTTCAAACAGCCACACGACTTTGAGTATCCAAAAACCACGCAATAATTTTTGCAAATGTGCAGGTTTCCACAATCGCAGACCCATTCTGATTTCAAAGAATCGATCCGACGTAAAAATGTAAGCCGCGAAAACTTTTTTCCAGGAACCAAAAAATCGTAATTAATTGCGCGACCTTTCATACCTCCTCCACCTTGATCTGATGAACCCACAACATAAGTTTGCGGCGTATGACGTATTGCTGCGTTTTGCATCCTTTTGCATCTTCAACATGCAAATGATCGTTTTGGTAAACAAAATCTGCGGTGTACGTAACAGCCCGTTCGCCTTTTTGCTTGGGAATCAGCTCATACTTCACCTGGGTTTGAAGATTCTTGATTAAGCCCAACTTTTGCATGAGAAGAAGTTCTTCATACCTGCGGCACTCCCGCTTGCTGGAAAACACTTTTCCGTCGCTGGCAACGGCTTGATGGTTGCCGTATTTTCCTGCTGCTTCAGTCTTGTTCATGGTGCTCTGGTGCCGTCCCAGAGCGATAAAGGAGCGTTTCATCGTTTGGCCACCGTCATCTTGGGGTAGCTGATACGCCTCTTTGCTGGTTCGCGTTTTTGCCATCCCTTTAGTTCTGCTTCAGTGATTTCTTCTTCGGGCATTGCGATTAGCGCACTGACGTCAAGCTCTGCATAATGGATTTTGCAGCAAGGATCGATAAACCTTTCGCCGTTTACGGGAAGCCCATGGTTCCGACATGTGCAGCCGGTGCGCACGTTTACCGGAACGGATTGGATTTCTTCTTCTGTCACGGACAT